TGCAAAAAACGCGGCTGGGGGTTCCATGAGTAAAACTTTGCGTTATTTGCGCGATCTCAGCTGTCCCTATAGAATTACATTGTTAGAACATTTGAAGCGCATATAGCGCAAATAAACAAGCAATATGAGCATTTTAGACGATGATGTTAAAGTAGAACTCGCCCCGGAGTTCCTATTTTGGTATGAGCAGTGTAAACGATTAACAAAAACTATTGATCAAAAAATAATAGCAGATATGATTTTAGACAATGAACTTACAGATTGGCGAGCAGAGGTGCTGATGGCACTGACCTCGCTTGCGAAAAGGAGAAGCACCGCTGTAATGGAGGAGCTTCGCAGTGTGCTACAAGAACATTGTACAGTCCATAAAGGTCGCATGAACTACAACAAGCACCGTTACTTGGCGTTGGGTTATTTGGGTAGGGGATTTGATGACAAGCCTGGTGATGAGAACATAGATGTCATTCTGATGGGTAACACCAAGAGTTTCTATGGTTTTTGGGCGTGCTGGCAGGTCCGAAAGGGTATCAATGCAACCAAGTCCTATGGTAAATGGAGGTTACGTGATAAAAACGCTAAGTCCAAGCCTATGGGCGGTTGGGAGAACGCACATCTGACCTATTACATCATTCCTGAGGACTTATATAGGGATCTGCTGGACTACCTGGACAAGAGTGATGAGTTTAAGCGACACTATACACAAGGTGAAATCATATAAGCATAAAAGAAAACAATTATGAGCATACTTTCAGAGGATTTAGATGTACGGTTATGGCAGGATGACCTAGTGGATGAATTTACATCTTTCGTCATTGACCAGCAGGATGATAGATATAAAACTATCAAGCGCCTGATAGAGGAGCACCTGGAACCAACCAGTCGCCATCCATTCATATATAACGATGACAAAGTAGCCACCCTGTGCATAGGTGCGTATATTGGTAGATCAGTACCGTGGGCTATATACATAACTGGGCCCTCTATCAATGATCGTAATAAATGTCTGTGGCGCTGGGACAACCTACAAAAAGCAAAGGATCGTGGTTACTGGAGGGGTATTGGGTATCAGACGCGCACCACAAAAATCGGCTACTGTAATGGGTTAATTCCCACCTGGATCAAGTGCTATGATGTTCCCATGTCGCTGTATGTGACACTCATCGAGAACCTGCGCTGGGCGGATAATCAGGATGTGCTGAACAAGCGCAACTATACATTCCAGCGCTGGGAGAAGTTTGACTTCCGCGCGCTGCTGTAAAATTTTGCGAAAATATTCAAGGGATCTCCTAAATTTAGGGGACCCCTTTGTTATATATCTTCAGAGAGCCCACTAACGGACCTCACAATAAGAATATGGAGAAAAATTATAGACTTGAATCTTACAAGATGGCTGACTTTTTTGCAGGCAAGAAGCCTTTCGCAGTCAGCGGAACCTGCACCGAAGATGATGCAATAGTACTACGTACTGAGATGATGCGCGCGAACACAGACTTGTATGTACGAATGGTGGAGGTGTGCGCATGAAGACTCCAAAGAAATCATCAGTCAAGGCTCAGGCTTTCTGCTCTAAGTTGAAAGGGTCTGAAGTAGCCAAGTCCACAAGCTGGAACGAGTGTCTGGATATCATTAACGAAGTCTTTCCGTTCTGCTATGATATATATACTAAGTCAAAAAAGGAGGGTGACAATACTCTCATTACTCTATATAAAGGCGATGGTGAGAAAGAAGATCAGCTCGATCAGTTCAGCTTTCCAAACGATGAGGTATTCATTGAAAAAGATGGCGACTGGGAGTGGAACACTATTGACAAGTTCCTGGTTGAGTGGTTTATAAAGAACTGGAAGACCCTAACCAAGGGTAAAAAACCCAAGAAAAAGAAGGTCACAACTGTAGACAAAACCGCACTCATGGAAGAGGTCCTGCGCTTAAAAGAGCAGATCAAGACAGCCAAGGGTACTGAAAAGAAGAAACTCATCAAAGAATATAACGAAAAGTCCGTAGTACTGGATGGTATGTTGGAGAAGGCAGCCGAACAGGCACGTCAGGAGCAAGAGGCTCGCAAGGCCTCAGCTGAGGAACTGGCCGCACTCCGTAAGCGCAAACAGGCACTTACCCAGCGCATTAAAGAATGGAGCGCTAAAGGTAAGGACACCATAGAACTGAGTAAAGAACTGGCACAGGTAGCAAGGGAACTCACCTCTGCCACAACTGGAGTTAAATCATGACGATACAATATCTTGATATAATATATAGCACTGGGGCTGATGGGCCCGGGCTTCGCAACACACTGTATGTTGCTGGTTGCAACCATATGTGCCCGGGTTGTCATAACCCCGAGTCCTGGAGTTTTACAGCTGGACAAGAGGGGTCCGTTGAAGAACTGGCTAACAAGCTGTGCACCAAGTACTGTGATGTAACTATCTCAGGTGGAGATCCGGTGTATCAGCATGATGCTGTCACAGAGCTGTGCAAGGCGCTCAAGGAACGCGGCAAAAATGTATGGTTGTTCACTGGGTTTACCCATAACGAAGTGCAACGCATTGCACCCGAACTGCTCAAGGTTATTGATGTGCTTGTAGACGGTCCTTATGACGCGCATAGACGCGATCTCTCGCGCTTTGCAGGTTCGTCTAACCAAAGAATACTTTATCTATCAAACGGCGAAATACTCAAAGAAGAATGAACATTATACCTACTTACATTACTGTCAAGGCTGTCACCATAGATGTGCATGATTGCTGGGTCGGGTGGATGTATGTTACTCTGCCTGTCACTGCTTCTGTACGTAAGTGGGGATGGTTGGGTCTGACCTGGCACACCATACATCGCTTTCCGATCCGATATGATATGGGTTGGGGTGCTAAGTGTGACAGTGTCAAGCACAAATTGAGAGTGGCGCGCGAACAGGCCGCGCAACAATGTTTTCAATGGTTAATTACAAACAACAATGAGCATACTGGATATAGAACCCGAAACTGAGATATTGTCCCTGGGTGATACTAATATGTTTATCCCTCTGCCTATAGAGGGTATTGATGAGGCACGACCGCGATTATTGGACACATTGGAGCGGTCCTGTGCATTATATACCGAAGAACTGTTGCTACAGTGCACAATGAATGCTTATAATCACAGTTTCTCTGACATGGTGAACACTGGGCTGATCCGTCCTGGTAGCTTTGGGGTCACACACATGACTCTGCACATATTCAAGCGACCCCCCATGATCAACTGGCGATTCAACACCTGGTATCCACCGCACGAACTTATCATACCAAGCATTATCATAAGACGCATGTGGCCGCCGAAGCTTGATGGTAGCACAGTTCCTGCGTTTGACCCCAGTAAAGACGAAATACACATGTGCTCACCATTTATACACATTGGTTCTCCCATTCTACGCAACACAGCCAGTAACTGGGACAAGTGTAGTTATTTTTTGATATATGATACAGAAGGTTTAGATGATGAAGACGAAAGAGAAATATATGGTGAAACATGGCAGTGCCTTCCGATCCATGATCTGTGCACTTACCTCGGAATCTCTGAATTGCGCCGCGGGTTCACCGATGCGGAGGCTGAATCAGCTGCCATCAGGCTTTATCTGCGAGGCAAAAATGACAAATATCGCCCTAAGATCCATCGATATTGAGGTTGACAAGCAGGCGGAGTGGCCATATTGTGTGATTATTCATTGGCAGTGTTTTCAACGCAAATATAGATACCGTCATGAGGATGAGTTTAAGTTAGACATGATTGAACTGCTTGAACTGTGCAAGGATAACTACACTATCCTCACTGTGCACGACAAGCAGCACTCCTAACCCCAACTCAGGCATTATATAAACACTATATAAGAGTAAAATATCGTCACCATACAGTTGGGTTGGGGGGTTACGACAATGATAATCAATCGATTAACCCCTCACCCAACACCATCGCTGAGTGATGATAACCAGCACCACAAACCAGCACTCACTGGGTGCTGATAGTGACAATAGTGCTGATATAGTTATCGAAAAAGTTTTCTATAGACAAATTTTTCTATAGGCACACAGTTACAAATTCACAACTATCGGCTATTATATGTTCAATAAAGCTTAACAATCATGGCAAACCTATATTCGACATACGGAAATGACTGGTGTAAGAATGCGAACATTACTCGCGTTCCGCAGTTTTATATGTCCGTGCCAGAGGGCTTCGTCTATGATTGCGCGCAAGAACAGCATACGCTCAAATATACTATCCCGATCAACGATGTGTAGATTGGCTTCCATGTCAAACATCTATATATAAACCGAGATCGGGACCAGTGTAAAAAGCAGGTTCCGATTTTTTTTGAGCGCAAGGCTAAACAGTACTACATTACAAACTATATTTGAATGTTGAAAGAGATCAACAAACTTCGGGGCGTAGCTCAGTTGGAAGAGTGCGTGCTTTGGGAGCATGATGTCGCAGGTTCGAGCCCTGTCACCCCGACACAAACAAAATGATTTGAAAATAATTTTGAGATCACGCTAAACAATCAGATCTTCGAGATTATATTAGAACATTAAGAAAAAGAAACAATGCTTAAAAAGATCAATTGTAAAGATCGCACAAGCACAGTTTCAAAAGAGATCTTTGACATTGTGGAGAGCATTATAACAACATTGCATTTCAAGGCAATCCAGTTATGAGGTCCAACCTTATGAAGATGGATCGCGACATTTTGGCACTGGGAGGATTTCAATTCCAACCTTATGAAGATGGATCGCGACATTTTGGCACTGGGAGGATTGCTGGTCTTGAGATGCTTTTGGAGGGATGGCAGAGCCAGGTTTATTGCAACGGTCTTGAAAACCGTCGTGCATGAAAGTGCACCGGGGGTTCGAATCCCTCTCCCTCCGCTTATTGCCTGCAAAGAAAGTTCCTATTTGAAAACAATTTTGGATTTTGTGATTATACTTTCAGCAGACATTGCTTGGTGTATTAGTTCAGTGGTAGAATGCCTGACTGTCTATCAGGAGGTCGTGGGTTCGAGCCCCACATGCACCGCACAATTGGGAGTGTAGCTCGAAGGTCGAGCGCTTGACTGTTAATCAAAGGGTGAAGGTTCGATTCCTTCCTCTCCCGCAACTCTTTGGGGGTTTGCTCCTCAGATGCAAATGAAGTTCCTATTCCTACTATCAACTCCTACATCCATATTACTTCACGCATCACCGAGGACTTCTCTTGATTTTTTGGGCCGTTAGTTCAGATGGCTAGAACGCCTGCCTTGCACGCAGGAGGTCGTGAGTTCGAGTCTCACACGGTCCACATTGCATGGTGCTGAGCTCAGCGGATCAAAAGAGTATTTCGGCCCATAGCTCAGTTGGTAGAGCTTCGGACTTTTAATCCGAATGTCCCGGGTTCGAATCCCGGTGGGTCGACCAACTAAATAGTCCTTTAGTATAGTGGTAATACGCTTGACTCTGGATCAAGAATCGTAAGTTCGAGCCTTGCAGGGACTACAAAGACGCCTGAAACGATAAAGGGCCACTGTAAGCGAATCAGGGTGAGAGATACTGCACGCACCCCGCTGAAAACCAACCTTCGCTTGAAGGACAACTATTATGAATGGTGCAGTCAGCCTGTATGGCCCGTATGGGTGCTCATATTGAGTTATTGTCGGGTACGTCAGTCCTGCGTTAGATAGTAAGGGACACTAATGAAGCTCAGCAGGAACTGGAGAGTACCTCGCATAGAAGAGGGCTCAACAGAAAAGGACCAGTGCGTATACGGTCGTTCCTGCGCTCCTGGGAAGTGATAACCATTTCACAAGACCCACAAGTAAAATGGCAAAGCCGTGATACGGACAGCCCAGGAGCAAACAGACGCAAGTTCGCCATTGATGTTCGGAGTGGGCACATAGGCAGGACTGTTGCTTCGGTGAGAGCTGGGTTTCATTTTTTAAGGATATTCTTTTCATATCAAATATATCGCGCGGTGGAGCAGTGGTAGCTTATGAGGCTCATAACCTCGTGGTCGGGGGTTCGAATCCCCCCCGCGCAACAAATATTCGTGCACTGCGAACTATCGAAAAAGGGTTAACAGTAGTAGTTTGTCACAGTTCTCAAGAGTCAGTAACCCTGAGGGTCCGCTCCCGATCACACTAGGAGGCCCAAAATCATCTGGAAAGTGCGGATACAAGAAGATGAGCTGTATCTTGAGAGCGCGTGCGCATTTTATTCGGGTTGTATCTCCTCTGCCTGATACGCAGTTGAAAGAGTAGTTGGTTTCACGTAGGTTCAAATCCTACCAACCCGACCATATATTGTGGGGTGGAGCAGTGGTAGCTCGCGGGGCTCATAACCCTAAGGTCGGGGGTTCGAATCCCCTCCCCGCTACTCATGGTCGTGTCGACAAGCTGGTCAAGTCACTACCCTCTCAAGGTAGAGTCATCGGTTCGAATCCGATCGCGACTACGATTATTGGAAGCAACGTAAGTTCCTTTATATTTCCTGGCGAATGCGTTAGGAGCGTAACTGAATACTTACCGCTTCCAGTGCTTGCTCGGATCGACAAGCTGGTTAAGTCATCACCCTTTCACGGTGGGGTCACGGGTTCGAACCCCGTTCCGAGTACTAAGCGCAACCGGTGTTCCTATGCTAATTGACTTGTAATCACGGGGTCAGTGGTTCGAATCCACTCGGGACGTACACCGCAAGGTGGTCCTGTAGCTCAGGGGTAGAGCACGAATATTACATCGCGCGCTTTCTTTTTCATAGTCCTGTGGTGTATGGGCTTGCACACCTGACTTTGACTCAGGTAGAACAGGTTCGATCCCTGTCGGGACTGCATATAACATCTTACCGGTATGGTGGAATTGGTAGACACGCTACTTTGAGGTGGTAGTGGGCGTAAAAGTTCGTGCAAGTTCGAGTCTTGCTGCCGGTACAATGCTGCAAATGAAGTTCCTACTTATAGGGAACATGGGGTCGTGGGTTCGAGTCCCACTCGCCGGTCGGATGATAGGCGATAGCTCAGATGGTCAGAGCACACGTCAAGTGATACTTCCCGCAGCAATTTTGGTCTTGTAGTTCAAGGGTAAAATGCCAGTTTAGTAATCTGGAGTTCCTGGTTCGATTCCAGGTGGGACCTCAAAGGAATGCCCTGTTAGTTCAGTTGGTAGAACGCGTGATTTGTAATCTCGAAGTCGTTGGTTCGAGTCCGACACGGGGCTCTATTTTGGGAGTGCTGCAGAGTTGGAGAGCTGTGACAGACTGTAAATCTGTTGGCTTCGGCCTGAGGAGGTTCGAATCCTCCCACTCCCACATTATTTGGAGGTATAGCAAAGCTGGTCTATGCGGAGGACTGAAAATCCTAAGATGTGCGGTTCGACCCCCACTGCCTCCACTCACTCAGGAGAAGACATTCGTTAGGACTGAGTCCTGCATCGGGGTTGAAGCAAACACGCTTCACAAATGACTGGTTCCCCGGAAGAACGCTGAAAATAAACCCTTCGGAGAGATAAAGGAACGGGTACGTAAGCCTATATTTCAGAGAAGAAGGACGCGCGAAAATACAGTCCACGATGATCGGAGTGCGGGTCGCGATCATCTATATGGTGTTGATAGCTCAGTTGGCAGAGCACCTGCTTGTGGCGCAGGGGGTCCTGGGTTCGAGCCCCAGTCCTCACCCTCAGATTTTAATTAACATTATGAACACAGAGTTACAGAAATCAGCCGAGCTCATGCTTTCGGCAGACTACAAAGAACGTTTTGTAGCAGAGTACATGCAGATTGACAATCGTCTGCGTGGTTTGAAGAAAATGTTGAATTCATGGGATGAAGGAACTCTTACGTTCACTCCCACGTGTCCGCGCGAGACTTATGCATTCCAGGTAGCTCATATGCAGGGCTATCGCGACATCCTGGTCGTACGCGCAAAGATCGAAGGAATTGAACTTCCTTTCTAAAGCTTATGCTGACACAGCGGCGTCAGCTTTTGGCCCAGTAGCTCAACTGAACAGAGTACCTGGCTACGAACCAGTAGGTTGCAGGTTTGAATCCTGCCTGGGTCACGATTTGGGAGTATGGCGGAATTGGTAGACGCGTGTGACTTAGGATCACATGTCCCGGTGGCGTGAGAGTTCGAGTCTCTCTATTCCTACACACAGCAGCATGAGGTATTGACCGAGTTGGTTAGGTACAGGTCTGCAAAACCTGTTACATTGGTTCGAGTCCAATATACCTCTCAAATAAAGGATCGCCTAAAAGTTCCTGCCCCAAGGTAAGTTCCCCGGTGAATAAAGGGTTAGGAGGACAAGAGCGCTCTGTATGAGTGTCGCGTAAAGTGCTAGTAATAGCGGCGGGATGAACGGTATCAATCCGGATAAACAACATCCTTTATTAAGGTCCTGTAACTCAGTCGGTAAGAGTAACTGACTCATAATCAGGAGGTCGTAGGTTCAAGCCCTACCGGGACCACATATATATAGACCATTAGCTCAGCTGGTTCAGAGCAGTGCTCTTACAAAGCACAGGTCGTTGGTTCGAATCCGACATGGTCTACACACAAATGTCTTCGTAGCGTAGTTGGTAGCGCAGCTGACTCTTAATCAGTAGGTCGTGAGTTCGAGTCTCACCGGGGACACGCATATGCGAGTTTAGCTCATGTTGGCTAGAGCGGCTGCCTTCCAAGCAGCAGGCAGTGGGTTCGAGACCCACAACTCGCTCTCAGTGCTCTCCACACCCCAGTTCCGGCCCTATAGTTCAGTCCGGATAGAACAGCGGTCTTCTAAACCGTAGGTCGTAGGTTCGAATCCTACTGGGGTCACATTTACACATGCGGGAATAGCTCAATAGGCTAGAGCGCCACTTTGCCAAGGTGGAGGTTGCCGGTTCGATCCCGGTTTCCCGCTCTCATACGGATTTAGTTCAGAGGTAGAATGTTGGTCTCCAAAACCGAAGACAGTGGTTCGAATCCATTAGTCCGTGCCAAGTAGCCCCCATGGCGGAATTGGTAGACGCGCCTGTCTCAAAAGCAGGTGGAGCAATCCGTGCAGGTTCGAGTCCTGCTGGGGGTACTTCTTCAGGTCCCGGTGGCGGAATTGGTAGACGCGCACGTTTCAGAGGCGTGTGAGCGCAAGCTCGTACGAGTTCGACCCTCGTTCGGGACACTTCACTTCCTTTATAGTCTTATGATATACTAAAATAGCAAGTACAATGTATGCAAAACCATAAGTACTATATAAACTATAAAGATTCCCTGTTAGCAACTATTGACCTCAGATGGGTCGCATCGGACACAGTCCGACACAACGGAGAGACTGGGTCTATGTTGATAGATATAGATGTTGACATTGATGAAGATGTGCTAAATCTCGCTGAATCCCAAAAGGATGAAACTTTTGATTGCGGATATAAAGCCCTTGCAGACTCATTGCGTGACATGAAACGCTATCTACATGTTGTGCTGACTATTGATAAGCGTCTAGCTCAGTGCACCTCTGACGAGGAGGATGACAAACAAATGTCAGACCTGCACACAATTACTTCAGAATCCCTAAACAATCGAGCATCCGTCACACAATCACAGATATCCTGGCATGAATGATGACGACAGAGAGGTGGCGCGCTGGTATCAGCGTTATGACACCGCAAAGCGCCCAGTTGCGTGCATTATACAGAATATAAGAGCCGGATGGGGTCGTTGTTCAGTCGCCGACAAGCACAATCCTATCATTAAAGAGCGGTTTGAGGGAATAATGGCAGATGGCGTTCGCGCAACACTCATGGATATTCCTTTTGCAACCGTTGGTACTGAATACGAAGAGGATAACGGGATATTCCTACCGTGCAGGGTAATCGCTGTGGAGTCAGAGGTTCCCAGTTTTGATAACAACCTGGAACAGGCCATCATAAAGTCCATCACCATCAAACGCACAGACGATGATGGTAACACCAGTACACTCAAAATTGATAATCCTATTGAGTACTATAAATATATTGAACTTGTATGAAAGAAATTGCAGGTTGGTACGAAGAGCTGCAGGATCGCAAGAAATTCTGTGAACAGTTTAATAAGGAGTTGCGCGCAGACCAGGCCAACATCCCGGACTATGCTTTACAAGACGAAGACATGACACGCAGCACTCGTGACTGGTATAACCAGTTATATGCAAACAATAATCAATTTGTATCCCGCGACTGGAAGTTCTATGTTGGTTACGAGTACTGGGAGCGGCAGATGTGCCGCAATCGTTGCCGTATCACCAGGGTGGACGCAGAGTTCCCGTGCTTTGATAATGACCTACTGGTGCCTCATGTAAAGAGTATCGAAGTAGATATCTTCATTCCTGAGCATCCGCTTGATATTATAGGACATAAAACCATTAACGAACCTGAAGAATTTTACAAGTACTGGGACTTATGATGCGATATATGTTGGTTCTTGAGAAGAACGAGAAACCACTGTTTACATACTACATTGGTCGTAGCTGGATTAACAGTGAAACAGAACAGGATATGTACAGCCCGCGCGAAGGTTATGATGACTGTGATGGTGGTGAGTTTATGTTCTGCCATGCTGAGTTTGAGATCGCTTATGATGAAAAAGTTTTGGCTGATGCCGCTAAATGTTTCAAGACTCCTGAAGATTTTTATACATGCAAGCAAGACTTTTACCGAGCCGCTGAACAGATAAGACAAATAGTTACTGGGTTCTCACACAATCGGAACCGTGGTGAAGATGAAGCTCTTATATACAGCATGATAGAAAAGATCGCGCCTGTCATCGAAAAGTGGCAAATCCCTGGACTAACATTCGAGGGTGATGGCCAACTTTGGGGATAGTATATAATCTCACCCCCATGGCGGAACTGGTAGACGCATCGGACTTAAAATCCGATGGACCGCAAGGTCCGTGCGGGTTCGAATCCCGCTGAGGGTACTAAATAAATTGTATTATGATATTTGACGAAACATTAGATAAACAAGTTGATTTAAGTATTGTCCGAAGCTATTGGCAGGACCACAGTAAGCAGATCGAGATGGATCTCAGACATGCATCTCTTTACGAACCAAAAGATCGAAAAACTGCCGAGAAAATCCGAGAAATGTTTGCACAGCAATACCCGCAATATACTGTTGATATCAAGATGGATAGCTGGGTGTGGTACGTATTTATCAACCCCCACATTCCCGGGGTGCATGAACTGATGATACAATTATAATGGAGGTGATAACCTGAGGGGCTCAGGGACTGCCTGCTAAGCAGATCGTGCGCCATGTGTGCATCTGGTTCGAATCCAGACACCTCCGCTAAGATTTTTTAAGACTCTGAAAACGAACATTTTACATCCAACTGACTATTATTAAATTCTGAAACATAATATAAATTAACGCAACACTATGACAAAAGTATTAAATGCAATGAAGCGCGCAGTGCGTTCTTATTTTGAGCTTTGCGCAAATACCTATGTTCGCCGCACCGGTGATGTTTGGGTAAACTATTTGGATGGAACTGTGATTACAGCGAAGTCATGATTTTTTCTTATTGGTGTACGTGCACTGGGCACGATTACACCAGCCGCTGATGAGTGAGACCCGATAAGGGTCTTTTTTTTTTGCTCCGAACTGAATGCGCTTCATAAACGCGCTATATCGCGCGATCTCACTTGCGCCTAAGGAAATCTATACAAAAGATATTTGACGCGCATATAGCGCAAATAAATGCGCTTATTTTTGATTTATTTGCTAAAGAACAGTGCAGCATTTGTTATATATAGATGCAAGCGCAAGAAGAACGCAATGGTGCGAGCTTTATTTCAGCGCAAGTATAACAGAACATGAAACTGATCAATAGAACATTTGACGCGCAGGTGCTGAATGACGACTTCCGCGATGCTCGGGGAAAGGATCGCTCAGTGAACTATGAAGATTCTGAGAATGAACTTAACAATTTGTTGGGTGGCGCTTATGAGAACGAACGAGCCTATCAGCCGCGCAAACAGAATATGCATATCCGTTGGCGTGCAAACAAGAAACCCGAAATCTCCTGGTGGGATGAACGCCCGGGTAAGAACAATGGTGTAGATGCCCGTCACCAGTTGATGGTGCGTCTGGATGGTATTATGATGAAGTCCATTGGTTGCGATGCTGACGAAACGTTCTCCAAGATCGTACATCTCATGAAGACCAACAAGGATTATAAAATGATCCTGCGCGACACTCCGTATGAATGGTTTGCAGAGAACTTTCGTAACCGTTACTATTCACACAAAACTGTGCAGTCTGAGTTCTATATAGATGAGCGCGGTCGAATCCGTCACAATACCCGTAAAGGTCGTGCTTGTTGGAATCAGAACAGGCACAAAGACATCATCACCTATGAAGGTCCGGAACCGTACTATGAGGTTAATTTGAAGCATCTTGAGGACATGAAGCCTGTGATTGCGCTGTGCGCCTCTGATGTATTCAGTCAGTTGCGCAATGGCATTGTCAACCAGGACACCGCACACCGGGTCCGTTCGGAGATGGAATGTCTGTTCCAGGGTGCGCGTAAGGCACACATGGACATGAAGGAAGGACGCACCCCCGAGGCCTGGAACACAAAACGATATGAGGCATGGATGTCCATTCCGCAGGAAGTTCGCAATGGTTGCAACTTCAGTGGTTATTATGGCAATTGGTGGTTCGCATTTGATTATATCTTTACAAAGGTGGACAAGCGAGTTCGCACGGTCATCAAGTATGGCACCCCTGAATGGAAGCGTGCCAAACGAGATGGTATTCGACGCTCGCGCGTCAAGCCCGACCACTCTAAGTATGACCGCAGCCTGGCTGTACGGCGCTGGATGAGTAAGCACGGGGGGTTGGTGGATCGTTATGACATGACTTTCCACAAGATCATGGAGGACGGTCTGATTGGTACCGTTGAGGAGTATGTTCAGGAGAACTTTGGTCGCGATCTGAAGGGTCGCTGGTTGTATTGGGATGAGCCCGGGGACATTGAATATCGCAAGGCCGTGGCTGAGGGACGTCGATTTTTAGCAGAACAGGAGGTACTAAAATGATAACAAAAGAAACATTTATAACAAATTTTGTTAACCATTTTAAGAAGACTCACAAGGAGTTTTCCGCAGATGTGAGCCTTGAAAGATGTGTTAAGGAGGAGGCTTCCGAGATTTATAACAAGATGAATGATTCTTTTAACCGGGAGCTCGGTCGAATTATCGCAGATGGTGCAAATGGAACCCACCTTAAATACATGTCAAAGAAGTATTGGGTTAGTGTATTCATGAGGCTGACTCACGAACGCGATGCGGTTCTTAATGAGCGGGATCGCTGGCAAAAAAGATATAATGACATCAACAAATCTATTGAAGAGCTGAATGCTTCAGGGTTCTGGCGCAATGTATATGTCAGTGATATGTGCGGATGTCAAGGTTATATTAGAAACATCTCATACACCAGCACTGGTAAGTATAGAGTGCTCATTTGGGATAACAACGACCCAAAACTGGATGCATGGAAGGATTTCAAACCCGAAGATTTCAAAAAGTTTATTTTACAATACTGTTAATATATGTTTAACGATTGGATTTATATAGATGAGTACGACAAGTTGCCAACGGCAGACTTCGTACATTGTGACACGCGCGACTTCCATATCATATGCAGAAATAAGGGAGAGAACTGTGAACGGATACCTGAACTAGACCGGTTGATTGGTGCTGCAGAGCACGGATATCAGGACTGTAAGTTCAACAGGTCTGAGATACTGGGCTGTCTCAAGGCTATTGAGATGGTGGATGGAAAACACGGCTGGCGCATGCTTCATAACAAGCGGGTGGGTTGGTTGAAGTATATACGTTTTGCCAAACTCTCCTATGATGTGCAGGTGGGGCTGGACCGCGAGCCCGTGTACCTGGCTTATACGGAGTCGGGTGGACACTACTACGCACTGTCGCGAGAGGAGCTGGATGCTGATAATTTTCAAAAAACTGAGTACATAGATGACTAACCGGTGAGCTTTCAATTATCATTTATATGTATATGAAAGCTCTGATTCAAATCCTCACAGCCCTAGTGGTTGTTCTCTTCTATATTGTATGGGTTCCTTGTGCACTGTTCAAGGATCTCATACAATTGTTCTATGTACCATGTGACATGCAACGTATGGTTAATACTTTTATAGCAACTGTTCGCAACCTACAAGCTCTGTCTGAGGTGTGGATGCCTACAAAGATGGAGCAAACCCAACCACAGGCACAGAAACGAGTGATTGGGTTTGTTCAAAATGATTAGAGCTGCATTAGCCGACCCTCGGGGTCGGAGATAAATGCTACACACGCGCTTCACACGCGCGGCCATGAACTACACAGCCCCTCAGAAAGACACTCGCAAGAACGGGCGAACCCAACCCTGATCGTACCGGTAGCCGAGGCTAACGCCACCAATGTAAAGGTCGACGGAACGAGCGTACCAAGCCGAGTCCTCGGTGCTAGTCCAGTACCAGTCCGAAGTGAGTGATACGGCACTGTTCGGCTTCCAGGCATTGATTTTGGATATGGCTGTATTGATAGCCTTTATACGAGCACATACATATCCGAACTCACCACAGGCAGGAAGGTACCAATCACCCTGTTCTGTTCCTACAGTGCTGTAGCGCCAACAAGCACAAGCGGCTGGTTGATAACCAGCTGAGGTGGAGGCTGTTGGGGATGATGGGTTGGTAAGGGTAGTAACAGTCTTCCAATCTTCAGCCGTGGCTTTGGTGAGTAGAATAGTTGTGTTGCCGTATCCATCTAAATCAGATAGAGCGTTAGTTCCATATGCAGTGCTGTAATATAAGGAATTTCGAGATACACCATCTGCGTCGTATGGGGATGGTGCATGATAATCCGAATCATTATAATAGTACAGAGCCATTGGATCACCATTCGGGTTAGCTAACTTGGTAAAATTATCGGATGGTAAATATGGATATGATTGAACCGAAATCTGATCCCAGTTCTCATAGTTGCCAATAGTAATTACTTTATCATAATTAAAAAGCTCAGAATGATCCACTTGATAGTTGCCCCAAGAAATCATTTGTTCTGTTAATGAGCCTTCATCGGGTGTAGTACAAGAGGCTGATTTGAGCGCCATAACACCAGGCTGGCCATTACCATACACATTATGGCTGGCTGGAATCACCACGATACCAATTGCTTCATATTGGTCTGTATTATAACCATCCAGGTCGCCAGCGCTGGCAAGTAATAATTGTGATGTAGATATATTAGCAAGCAGTACATCGCATAGACTGCCATCAGATGGTGTCACACCAGGTACCCACATTAAAGTTCGTCTTCGCATGTTATATATAAGAATTTAGATTTTCTGATTCTATAATAAAATTACTGTGTTTTGCGCTAAATTTTTGAAAGTAGTTTGTGATATATTATCAGAAACCGAGCAACAATGCTCATTAACAAATATAGATTATGAACATTTCAGCAGCAGTAAGCGCTCGTCAACGAGCCAATTTAGAGATCGCAGAACTTCTCAAGAAGACCGATATCGGTGCAAAGTACAACGTAGGAGCCGAACTAGAACTCCTCGCAGAGCAGTATCCCAGCCAGCGCGCGGGTCAGATCATCACTAACTACATCTGCCCTGACTATCGCAACTCTCCATCAGTACGCACCAAAGAGATTCTTGAATCCTTGTTCCCTGGCAATCCGGATCCCTTCTTCGAAGAGTCTGTCACCACGCTTGCACGAATCAAACAAGAACTTGCATGATACTCGGATCACACAATACTATGTCCTACCTGGCACCGCAATGGTGGATGCGTCCCTTTGCGTTCATGGCGCGCTGTCAGGACAAGGACTTACAGGCACAGATAGATGAGGGCGTGACGGTGTTTGATCTGCGTATCACTTTCTCAAAAAAGGATGACCATGTTCATTTTGCGCATGGCGCAGCCTCATATGAGGCACTGCGCGTAACAGATGTTCTTGAGTTCCTGGATGCTCAGTCTATGGATGGCTTTGATAAGAACGGGCACTATTTTTACGTGCGCATCATCAATGAACGTAATCATCATAAAACAGAGTTTAAGAATTTCTGCGCCCTCATCTTGCGCAAATATAAACATCTAAAATTCTTTGGGGGTCGCAACAAGAAGGACTGGGAAGAGCTATATATCTTCCCGAGCAATGAACCAGACAATTTCGTAGACAAATATAGTTCTTGCAATCATGATAGGTGTAAGGTTGATAGTTTCTATGAGCTCAAGCATGTCAACTACACAGGCACTATCCTGGATGATTGGTGGCCACGATACTATGCGCGCAAGAATAATGCAAAATGGTTCAATGAATACAAAAATCAAGATTGTTGTTTGATGCAAGACTTTGTGGGGGTGTATACACACTAAATAAGCGCATTTATTTGCGCTCTAACAAAAGATCAGCCCTGAGGATATATAAATCTTCAGGGCTGCTTTTATCTGCGCATATAGCGCGTTATTTCGTATCATCGGACTGATCCTCTGAGGTTTCAAACAAATCCTGTTCAGTGGGCTCGTTCAACATATCCTGGATGAACGATTTAGAACCACGATGCACCGAACTAGTGGATGACTGTTCACCTGTTGTTTCGGGTTCATCCTTGAATTCAAGTTCCAACTGGAACGCCTTACATGTGGCGTTCAGCCTATCAATGGTGTCATGAATCTTGTTTGTGATGGCGATAGATGTTTTCTGAATCTCCGCCATCGAGCGATATAGTGATGCGTTAGACTTATTCTCAGAGATGGCTCGCAACAGAGCATCATGAGCCTCCTCATCAGCCTTGCGCATTTTTATAAGCCCGCGAAGCGTCTCCAGTTCCATGTTGATACGACGTTGAGCCTGGGGATGACGATCCTTGAAATGATCGTCCTGATAAAGGTCTGTAACAATCTTTATCATGTCGCGCGCATCCGCAGCAGCCTCTTCATCAATAGCATCAATGTCTATAGGACAGATGTCTTCGGGAGCTAAGTCATCTACCGGGAGTTCGTCATCGATCATTTCTTTTTGCTAGGCTTTTTTGAAGGTGTTTCTGTGGCAACAGGAGGATTTACAATTTTGTTAATATGTGCAACCAGTGCCCCACGTGCCTGCGCCAGCAGCTCCTCAGAGCTCAACTGAGCAATGTAGTACTGTGCAATAGTGTCTGGGTCAATACCCAGGATGTCAACCAAGGTCTCAATCTGCTTGACGGGGCTCTTCCAATCAATTCCTACAGACAGTTTCGGTACCGGATGGCGCTTTAGAACGCGAGTGGTCATGGCCATATCTTCATCCAGCTGCGGCGCGGCGATCTGCGCATCAAGGTTAATGCGGCGGCTCTGTGGTTGGTTGATGTTGCCCAGGTTGGCACTTCCATCAAGCAACTGTTTGTCCTCAGGGGTGAGCATATCATCATCACCAGCCATCATAGCAGCTACCTCGGGTGGGATCTCATCTGTCTGTGGTTTCATTAGACTGCTGTCGGGTTCTTGTGATTTGCCTTGTGCGTCAGTAGCTTGTACATAGTTTTGGATAGTATTGTAATCAAGAGTCTGCCCATCTGTAGTAAGGACCATAAATTGATTGTCCTGGAAGTAGCAGTCGCGAACGGTAAACTTGTGACCAGTCTGTGGGTTAAACCAGGTGCCGGACATAATAGGACCGCCATCTCCGTTAAAGGTGATTCCGTTACTGTTCATATATATCAGTCATTAAAATTATCTATAAAGGATTTAAGAATGTCTGGATGCTTGACAATAGCACTGATGATAGTGCCCACTCGCGCCGGATCCTCGTTGGTAAAATACAGCACATCAGAGTTGGGAAAGCTATAAAGCAGCTTGACGAAGTCCACCCCTGGACGACTCTCAATCTCCTCTTCTTCGGCAAATGAATAGAGGCGACCCTCTTCAGCATGGCGTCTGATGCGTGTGCTGAGGGTGTTGTCCATCCATATAAAGAGAACCTTGTCCTGAATAAGCGCACGGTTGAGATTCTCCAATTGTCCGGGGCTCAGCACCATCACATCAGCAGCATCATAGTCATACTGTGAGATACCACGATAGAATGTGTAAGAGTCCAGCACATGTGACTCATCAATTCCACCGATGCAAATATAGGCCCCCAGCTCGAAGATTCTGTCAATGTCGTCTACCGTATAGCGATTATACTTTGGGTCCATGTAAATGTGAGGATTCGGCTCAGGGAGGTTGGAAAACTCTCGCCCAACTTTCACACCCAGCGCTTCACAGCACTGCAGGGCGGCTAGTTTGCCGGATGAGTGCTTACCAACTATAAATATTTTCATACACGTGATAGATGTCTTTGACTATATAATCTCGTCACCCATTACCATAGTGATGTTTTATATAGAAATATTTTCAATTGTTGTCACCCCAAAAACACAGTCAGGTGAGTAGATAAGTGCTTGAAAATCAGCATTGTAGCTACTCACCTGACTGTTATGGTGACGGTTTATAGACTATATAAGAAAAATATCAGCACCGGGTGAGGGGTCAGGACAGTTGTGATAGTACTTGTTTCGCGTATTCCAGACGCCGAACATCCAGGTTCCAGTGGTTGGGTGAACGTCCAAATCGCTTATCATTAGACGCACCATACACATCAGAGACGTGCTTTGCATCTGCAGCAGAGCAGTATGGACCAGCCCATTTACCATAACCAGGCCCTCCTGTAATAACCACAGCTGATGCGGATGCTGTGGTGATGTCAGGTGCTGTCTGAAGCTTCTTATAATACTTCGACATGGGACCCTGCTTGATGTCTGCCATGAGAATTTCAGCTTGTTTGTTAAGATCCAGTGACTCAATCGGAGTGTTGGGTGGCAGACCCACCAGTGCGAGTAGTTTGTTCTTATAAGCTTCACCCGTCCACGAACCAATGCCAGCACCATAGCCGAATCCACCAGTACCTTTTGCACCGCGTCCAGCTGCTTCAGCCTTACAATAGAGTTTGGGGTTGCAGCCGTTCTCATCCATAAACACACCGACAATACCAGCCGCATGAATAGGCTGCATACCCATAGACACAAGTTTACGAGCCACAGTAAGAGCGCGATCCAGTACATCACCCGGCGCCGAAGAAACGGAACCTGTGCCGTCAGGTAGTGCATAACCAGCCGATCCTGCGAACTGTGACATAGTTTTGGTGTGGAGTCCCGCACGGAGCTGGTAGCGCATCCATAGACCCTTGAAATTCACATGTTCAGGACAACATGCAGCCAGGGTCTCCGCATTGAGCTCTGTGATACCCCCAACTGCGGTAGAAGTATTTGCTACATCTGAGTTCAGCTCAACAGGATGATTGTCAATGACACCTGTATAACGAAAGATGTGCGCCTGGACATTTGAACTATATACAGACATTCTGCGCTGTCGGAAGTCTGATACCCACTGTGATCCAGTCCACATGCAGATATGACCTGGCTGTGACGGAGCGCCCGGTTTGGTATATACAGCGATATCCCCAGGACGAGCTACATTCTGTGTGAACTGATCCTGTGCACCTGCCTCGGACACCGTAGCAATGTGTGAGAATCCGATGGTGGGTAGATATGTTGTATATTGCCGCGCAAGTCCCGGACGGCCTGATGTATCTATACCACCGTGCTCCAGGTAGGTGCGGACGTACTTTGCGCAAACATGTTGTGAAGCGGCTCCAGGCAGCGCACTGGCCGCCTGAAGAGCTCCCTGTAAGTTAAATGCCATATTTATGCATCTTTAATTTCTGCGAATGATACTCTATAATATTTACCCGGTTGGATATCCGGCTCCTTGGAAGCGCTTGCACGAACTGGGCGTTGTGTCTGACCGTGCTGTGCTGTTCCTGCGCCGCCAGCGTTTGTTGCTGAGGTGCGCGGAGCGCTTGTTCCTGTGCTGGATGGCGTTGCTAACATGTCTGTTGCAGATCCACCACTCGAGCCACCAGTGCTCGGTGACGAGCTCACAGATGGACTATATGAGCTACCCGAACTGCTTCCTCCGGAGAGGTCAACAGGCTGTGACAGTTCATCAATGATAGCCTTCTGACAAGTTGTAGTCTCATCAAGCGTCTTGTTCATAGTCTCCAACATTGGCATGACATGATCTGTGATCGTTTGCGCAAGACCCTCAAAGTTGCCTTGTAGCTCACGCGATATAGCAGCCCAGGAGCGCATGATATAATCTGTGTGCTGGAGCTTGCGGATATCCATGTTATCTACCTGCTTGAAGAACTTAATATAGTTCTCGGTGATAGCCTCAGCGTTGCGAACATCATCTGAATCAACCTTCACAAATCCACCCACCGTAGATGAGATAGTGTCCATCAGATCGCAGTTAGAGCGAACCCCCTCACCACTATCAGAAAGATGAATGCTATCCATCTGTGCAATCACTTTACCCAGCGCACTGATACCGTTTATAGTGCGTGTCTGAGCCGCGCTGATCTGGAAGTCACTATAAGTGCTCTCTGCGATGAGCTTCTCTACCTGCTTGTTGTACAGTTCGATGCCATCCATCAGCGGACCCACGTTGACTACTTTTGCATCTTTCAGCTGTGACATCGCATCAGCGATCTTCTTCACCCCATTGATAGAGGTCTCTATATATTTGACGATGGAAGCAATGCGTTCTTCGCCACCCAACTTACCTGTGCCTGATACCTGCCACTTGCCGTACTTGCCTGCAAAGATATACTGTGCGGTGTCCATAGAAGTGTCCATGATAGACTTCACCTTCGTTTGAACATCAGTAGGAGCCTGGAACTCAGACACGGCCTGTATAGAATCTACCATGCTTGCCAGTGAGCCTGTTGCAGAGGCAATCAGACTAAGTGTTTGTACGCGCTTGAGCGCAGCTTTCAGAGCCTCAGATTCCTTTTGTTTCTTGATGACTGCTCCGAAGAAGAAGTCGATCAGCGGATTGGCTACTTTTGAATCTTCGGGGCTTGGTTCGAGGAACTTAAAGTGTGACTCCTTGCCAAACACTTGGTCAGCAATCTGTTCAGCAATCTCAAGAACGCGATCTGTCATAGCAGAAGCGGCAGAGAGGTCGATATCTTTGGTTGCATCATACATCTTCTGCATGTTCTGTGCAATATCACCCACGCAACCTACAGCTGAAACTACAACTTCCATAGACTGCAGCGCAGTCATTGCATCCTGTATCTCATCAGGCACCGGATTAAAGAACTGTGCAAGCTTCGACCATGTGGACTTACCCTTCTTTTCAGGAATTTTAATATTGTCGTTCATCACAGCGTCCATGACGTGTTGTGCAGAATTAAATATTATATCCACTTTGCTGTTCACATCAGATGCGCTGAAGTCAATCTTGCTGATGGTCTCTAACTGCTTGGCAATACCCACAATCACTGAGATGCTCATGAATATCATAGAGAGGTTAGCAATCATCATAATAGCATCTATGATGTTTGCCAGGCCGGGTGAGAAGAAACTGATGAGTGTTCCCAACCATCCACGTGAGCGCTTTTGTGATTCCTCTACAGGCGCAAATACGCGGCTGGTGATCAGATCCACAGTGTCGAAGATCTTGGTAATATTTTCATCAATCTTACCCGAATCTAAGTTGATCATCTGCAACAGTCTCAGCATTCCAGCAATAGCCAGTACCATACCAATAGATATCATACTCAGGAAGAGATATACAACACCCAGCGCCGCAGAAATCACATTAGCAAGACCCTTGTCCACCCAACCAACGATGGTAGTCAGCAAACCATGTGATGAACCCTTCGAACTATCATCATCAGGTGAATATATTCTGTCAATGATTTGTGTTGTCTTCCCAAACACAAGGTTCAGGTTCTCATCGATTTTATTAGAGTCCAGGCTTATCTCTTGTAACAAGCGCAACATTCCAGCAATAGCCAGCACCATGCCAATGGATATCATGCTCAGGAACAGGAATGCCATTCCCAGCGCTGCCTTGAGTACCTGGCCGAGCTGTGGACTTACCCAGTCAACAATGCTCAACAGGATACCCTTGTTAGAACTTTCAGACTTCTTATCATCACCCGCGAACAGCGCATCCGTGATATATTTTGTCTCGTCCAGTACAGTCTTTACATTGTTATGAATGGCAGCTGAGTCCAAGTTGATTTCTTGCAACAAGCGCAGCGCGCCTGCCATCATCAAGATAGCTCCCACTGACACAAATGTAGCTATCAAGATCACTGAGGCCGCAAGAGCCTCAACTACCTTTAACGCACCACCACCAATCGCAGCAAGCATACCCAGGAAACCCGACTTCTTGTTGCCTGGCTCATCCACATCAGACTCAAACAGGGAGCTGATAATGAATCCAGCAGTGCTCAGTACAATACCAACATTGGTCTTTATTTTGTCCGGGTCAAGCTTGATCTCCTGAAGCACCCACAAGGCTGCAACCATCAGAGTGAGAGCAACTACTGCGAGGGTCACCACACCAATGCCAATGATACCAGCCAGGATAAACGCACTAAATGTGCTTGTTATCCATCCAATCAGTGCAAGTGCGTCCAACAGACCAATAACCCCCAACAACATCAGACCAACCACAGGGAATCCCTTGACAGCTTTTTCAGACACCAGTGCGAGAGCTATAACTATCAGAGCAATGGCTGTCATAGCAAGGAGCACCACAGCCACCTGCATCAGAACCAGGGCAAACTTGCATGATAATATAAAGTCCACTACGCGAACTAGAGTCTTGCAAACGAGTGCAAATATCAGCAACCCAACAATGATGGCTGGTGATACCAGCGCGAAAGCATAAAGAACTGGGGTCAGCAGAACCAAACTTATACAAATGATAGCAATGCTCTTGACAATCTTTTGCAGATCTTCCATTTTCTGCCGTGCGTTCTTGGTATCTTTTACTGCAGCAACTGCATCAACTGACTTAATAACAGCATCTACAATCTTTGGGAACTTGTTTAAGGCACTCACAACGGCAGAAGCTGCAATGACAGCAGCCGCGGTAACAACCAGCAACCCACAGGTCACGGTGATACTCTTTACTATATATTCCAGAGCATCTATCTTTTCCTTGCTTGATTTCTCATCCAGTTTATCCAAAGCAGTGATAACCAGTACCACTGAACGGACTACTGCAATGAGGGTTTTAGCAGTTGTCCCTACCACCGGTGCAATGACCAGCGCATTGACAGAGAGCTTTATATATATCTTTAACAGTTCATCGGCAGCCTGCAATACAGCGACAGCCTCAGCAACTTGTTTTGAATTCAACTTCAAATCATTCAGAGTCTCTAGTGTATCAGCAATGTCTATCAAACCCAGCACCACCTCTTCAAGGTCTTTGTTGATGTATCTCAGCTTGGCTTTTAAGAGCTTGCGCGGAATTACAGGGAAGTTGAGCAGGGTCCGCATGATAGCATCAGCGGACTTCAAAATAGCATCTACTGCATCCACACGCGAACGAGATAGATATGGAGACTTTAATATATTAGTCAGTGCATCCAGCGACTTGAGTACCATTGCCAGGCCATCACCCAGGATAATGATATCTAAATCAAGCGCATACAGTTTTGCATATAGTTTTAGAGGGTTGGGTGCTTTGTACTCAACCATGGTGTCAATAAGCGCGGTGAGCGTCTTGATTCTGTCCAGTACAGCATCCACTGTATCTTGATCCAGTTCGGGAACGCTTGTGTTGAGTTTTTCAACAGTGGTTTTGGATTTTTCCAGCGTACTCAGAATCTCTGCAAGAGCTCCCTTGTCCGGGTCCATCATAGCACCAATAACCTGTGCAATACTTGTTGCCGAGGCTACAGCAGCGCCTGACAGCACAGCACCAACCGCACTAAGAGTGGTGAATGGAAGAGTCAGCACAGAAAGTGATGAAATAGCAGCTTCTATACCACCAATACCATCCGCCCAGGCAGAGCCTGCTGGAAAAGTGCGCTGCTCAGTGTGCACAGTACCATCCGGATTAGGAACCTCAACAGAGCGTTGCTCGTAAGTAGTGCCCCCAAAGAATTGTGACAGTGTGGGATCAAGTTGAACCTTGTCGCGCATCTCAGACACGGTCTTTAACATCTCTGTCAGCGCCCCCGACTCACCCAGCAGCTGTTTATTTATGGCGTCAGATACCTCATGAACGGATTTAGCCCAGTCATCGATGCGCTGTTTAGAGGTCATGTTCTTGTCACCAGTGACAGCAAATATCTTTATATAGTCAGAAATAGTAGCACCAACGTGACCCATCTCAGTTATCGCATTGGAAATGTTATTGATAACATCAGTCCACTCAGTCTCACCCAGTTTGGGTCTAATGCCCTTCACTGTCACTATTCTCCAGTTACCCTTCACCCTTGGCATGCCATTCACAATCTCGGTGATGGGTTGGTCTAGCCGGTCCTTACCATTATCAAACATCTGCTTTTGATAAGTCTCCCACAGTGGCAGCTCCTGTTTCTTGGTAAAATAGTCCAGTACAGACTGATCCACAGGCATGGTAGCCGCCTCATACAAGGTATCAAGAATAGTCTTCACCTGACCTTGTGCAGAGAATAGGTCTTCCAGCTGAGTAACCTTAATCTTATTCAGCTGCTCAGCGACCTGATTGTAAGTAGTTATAATGGCTGTGACGTTATCTATATTTGCAGCAGCATCCTTGATCGCCTGAACATTATCAGTCGCCTTTTTGGCATTTGCACCATCTCCCTGGTTGAGATATGCTATAATCTCATCCTTGAGGGCTCCAATGTGTTCTATGATCTTTGCTGAAGAATTTGCCATATGTACAAAATTTAATCTTACCTAAATAATAGCGCGCAGATATATAAACTGTGTTTGGTTTTTTGCTATATTTAACTGTAATACTAATACTCAAATTATGATGAAGAAATTCAAAGAATGGGCATTTCAATTTGGATGTGCAGTCCTCACTGGGCTGACCATCATAGGCATTGCGCTGGCAAGCATCGTTGCAGGTGTGGTCTGTGTTCCTTTGACTATTCTAACTGAAATATATAAGCGAAACTAAAACAAGAAAATATGTTACTACTAAACAAATCTGAAAAGTGCAATGAAAACTACGCAGCACGAATTGCTCGCGTGGATGAGATTCATGAGATCCCAGGCGCTCATTCTATTGTGAAGGCTGTGCTTGGAACCGATACCGTTGTGGTATCTAAGGACATGAAGGTGGGTGACATCGTGGTATTCTTCCCAGTGGGTTGCGCTATCTGCGAGAAGTACCTAGGCGCACACAACCTCTATGAAGCATCTTCTTATCAAAAGAACGCCAACTGGACTGAATATGAGACCCTGTTGTCGCAGATGGATGTTGCAACTGGTGAGGAACTGGCTGCCCTGGAGGTTCAGCGTAAGCATATGGTTGGTTTCTTCAACAAGTATGGTGTTGTACGCCCCCTCAAGCTTCGTGGTGAGGTATCTATGGGCTATGTAGCGCCGGTATCTACTCTTGAAGAGGTTTGGCCTGAGCTCAAGCGAATCATTTGGTCAGCACACTTGGGTGAGACTATTGATACTATCGGGTTCGACCTGTTGTGCTGGAAGCACATTGTCCAGCCGAAGGTTCGTCCTGAGTTTGTTTCAAAGAAGAAGGGTGTGCGTAAGCAGATCCGCTTGTTTGACCGCGTCATTCCGGACACATTTAAGGAGCACTATGACACCACTCACCTTGAGCGTAATGCACATCTCATTCAGCCGGAAGACGTTGTAACTGAGAGTGTTAAGCTACATGGTACAAGTGCGCGCTACGCATATTTGCCGGTCAACCGTGAACTTGGATGGTTCGAAAAAGTCCGTAAGTTCTTCGGTGCCCACATCTCTGCCACAGAGTACGGCTATCTGTATGCAACCCGCCGCACTGTTATCAATCAGTACAAGGGTGCATCCACAAAGAATGATGAGTATTCAACTATATATAAGACTATCGCTCCACTCCTGGCACCGGGTATGACTGTGTATGGTGAGATCGTGGGTTACACACCCACAGGTAAGTGCATTCAGTCTCCTAAGGGTGTGGATCATGACTACGGCTGTGCGAAGGGTGAATGCGCATTCATGCCATACCGCGTCACAGAGCGCTCTGAGGATGGAACCGTTCACGAATGGGAACTCGTTGACGTGCTGAGTTGGACTCGCACCGCTCGTGCAAAGCTCAATGAAGAGGATAAGAAGAAGCTCATGGACATCAACATCCTCTACATGGGACCCGCAGGAGATCAGTACGGCTTGTGGAACAAGATTCAGTCTGAGGTCACTCAGGAGGAGTATGATGCGGCTCTCAAGGAAGCCATCGCCGAGAATGCCGAGAACATTCCGAGCTATCTGAGCTCACTTCGAGCATATCAGGTCAAGAAGTGGCAGGTTGCCTGGATCGAAGCGATGCGCGAGGATAAGGATGGACTGGGAATGGAACTTCCTGAGCCACTTTGCAACAACCCAAAGGCTCCTCGTGAGGGTATTGTTGTGCGCATCATGGGTGATAAGCTGGCACGTGGTTGGAAGCTGAAAACCGCCGCACATGCTATGCTTGCTCAACGTGCCGCTGATGCAGGTGAGGTAGACCAGGAAGACCTTAACTAATCCTATGTATATACTTGAAAAATCGCGCAGAATCTTCTAAATTTTGCGCGATTTTTTGTTATATATCTTTGAGCAAAGCTCAAATCCATAAAACTATATCTTTGAGCAAAGCTCAGAAGCCAGTTGGGCCCCGCTCAATATATAAATGTAAAACAAAAGAACATATGAACGAATGCATTTACATAATCAAACGATATGATGCTACCTGCTATGAGCACAACAATCCAGTCATAGTGGGATATACAACAACTGAGGCGCAGGCTCGTGCAGCGGTCAAACGACTCACGACCCACACTGCGGTGTATGATTACGAACCACTCAAATCCATTACAGAACTATGAACAAGTCAATTTATGTAATTTTCCAGGACGATTACACCTGGGAATACAGCATTCCAATCATCAAAGGATATGTAACAACCGAAGAGGCTGCGCAAGAAGCAGTCAAGCAGCTCACAGAGACCATTCCGAAATGCCCATTTGATGAGGTGGAGCTTGGTGATTTTGAAGAGATTCTGTTCAGATGTGAAGAAGAGTTCAGCGACATCGACGAAGAGCTCTGGGTACAGGATCCTTATAAAAACTCAGACGGGCAGGTGACAGATATTGAGAATCATGCACGTTGGATGGAACTGGCTGATGCTGAGCTGCATGAACAGAGGTTGCGCTGGTTCGAAAAGAACGCACCACAATACACCGAGGAGCAGATTCGTCAGTACTGGAAATGGGAGAGTACACGTTACAGTGATCCGGTATATAGTTATCAACAAGTTAAACAAATTCCTGTATATGGTATTCAACAATAACATCACAGAGTCCTACTTGATAAGCTCAGGTTTTGAGGATGATGGTTGGGGTTCGCCCAGCTTCCGCGAAACTCATGACACAAAGATGTGGGAGACGTTTCGCACTTGGTACGGAAAAGAATGGCAGATCTGCTATTTTCCACCTACTTTTGAGGGTCTGGTATATCCCGGGACTTGGTTTCCGGTGCCTATGGGTGGACGCATCATGATGACCCTCAATAGTTCAGAAGATAATGACTACTACATCTCTGACGTGCTGGATGATGTGCTGGACATGGAGGTATTCATTCGTGCCGTGTTCCGCAGGAAAGTTGCTAAGTTCACTGCGCTGACATATGACGCAGAAAAATTCAAAATAGCATTATGAAGAAGTTTGAATATGACGAGGTGTTTGTTGGTTGGTATCTGACCATAAAACGAGCGCTTGAAAACGCAACCTCCTCTAAATCAGACCCAACCGTAAACTATATTAAGACATATAAATCTGAATAATATATGAACAAATTCATTATTTTGCAGGGCATTCCTGCATCAGGTAAGTCAACAATTGCCCGTGCCTGGCAAGGTGATGATCCGACACATCGCGTGATTGTCAATCGAGACTCTCTGCGCCGCGCGCGCGGACAGTACTGGGTGCCGAATCAGGAGAAGTTTATTGAGGAGTTGGAAACGAGCATGCTCAATCTCGCCATGGCCCACTGTTATGACATCATTGTAGATGCAACCAACTTCAGCCCCGAGACTCTGGAGCGATTTGCAGCCATGACAAAACCATATCCATACTATGAGATGGAGACTTGGTTGATCCATGAGAGCAGGGAGACCTGCATCTCTCGCGACTGTAACGAAGATCGCGACCATAACGTTGGGTTGGGTGTCATCGATAACTTTTATAGAAAATATGTTGCATACTGCCAGGGTAACAACATTGAAATGATTCCTGGTACAATTCTTAAAAGACCATTTACATGCCAGTAGTTATCAATCTTTCAGTGGATCAGTTGCGCGCGCTAACAGCAGATGCGGCGGTGGGTACAAAACTTGTTATTAGGGACAGTGCTGCTGAGCGCGCCATCACAGGGGTCCGTTATGAGACTCGCCGCGAACTGTATCAGCCTGAAAGCGGCTCCCCAAAAGAGCGCACTATCAATGAACTTGTTATCGAACTTCAAAATAATTCAAATTATGGCAAAGAAATCTAAAACCCCAACCTGGAAGGCTCCAATGGATTTCATGGACTCCATGATCTTCAGTTCCTGCCGTTACTACATTGGCCGACATACCATCGCTGCACATTGTGCTGCCGGTGAGCTAGGTGAGTTCCTTCGCGCAAATCCGGACTGCTTGTCACCGGATCGCAGACGATTCCTCGCAAAGGATATTCGCGATCAGATCAACAATGTGCTGCACTTCTCAAGCAACGTTCATGTGAACGGGTTTGCTGAGTACGGCCATCCCGACACATTGGTTCTACTCACGCGCAAGATGGTGGAACTGATGAAAGAATACAACCTAGTGTTGGGCACCGATGACTTCAAAAACGACCTGGTGCCTGGTGAGCTCAATCCCTCAAAATATAAGTGGGAGATTGACTTATATGATGGCACAGTTGAGTTTGAGGAATGGAAGAATCGCGCCGAGGGTAATCAGTTCCCTATCAATTATCGGGAGCTCGTATCAGACTTGTCTGTTTGGTCACAACTGGCTGGTTGGCTGGACCCGTACCTCACAGTATCTGCAACAGGCCCTGACGGACAGCAACTCACCGAAGCAGAAGGCTTTGAGTTCCCTTCTACCGGACGTTATGCATTTGAAGACTTTGAGCATGTGCATCTTAACATTGTGGATTGCGGAACCTATGTGAATCGGACCGTTGGCGAGTCATACATCGCCCCCGAGTTCATTACCGAGGTAAAATATCACAACTCATAGTATATATTTCATCAAATAGAAGCATATATAATGAAGATACTTGTATTAGGCGACATTCATGGCAGATCGTGTTGGCGAGATATCCTCGCAAAGGAGAATCCCGACCTCACAATCTTCCTTGGCGATTTTGTCACAACTCATGAGGGTTATACAGCTGAGCAGCAGTTAACAGAACTGAAAGCCATTTTGGAACTCAAAGAAGAGAATCCGCAGAAGTTTATCATATTGCGTGGCAATCACGACCTGGATGGTCTGGGCTACTACTGGGCTCGTTGTTCCCCATCAGCTGCCGGTGTGCAGGCAGAGATGAGCAAAGATATGGACTTGGGTCAATGGTTTCTTGAAGAGTCTCAATGGATTCATGTTCAAGAGATTGGCGGCAAGAAGTATATTTTTGCACATGCTGGGGTTTCTGTCAACTGGTTGACAAATATTCTCAAGCTGGATATTGACACACCTGAGAATCTGGCTTCTGCCTTGGGTTCTATCAACAACATGGAACCTTCGGAGAAGTTTGGTTTTACAGGCGATCACTGGGACTGCTATGGTACGCACCCTGATCAATCGTGCACCTGGATCCGTCCCGACACTCTGTGTGAGTATGGCCCTGCTGACTATTCTCAAGTAGTGGGTCACACAGGCACTTATAGTGATTGTCAGCGCAGACAGTTCCTGGATATCTCTTATAAAGAAGAGGACGGAGAGCGTTATGCTGTATATAAAGAGTCAGATCGCGACCTATGGATGTGTGATGCACTCCAGCAAAAAGCCTATTTAATTATTGAAAATGACAAATTTATTCCTAAACGTTTATGACAAGTGAAGAGTGGCTGCGAGAAGCGGTAACGCAGATCGACAATATTATATTCCTCGGTGAGCTTGACAGTGCCAATCATGACTATCAGATTTACTTTGGCCGAGTGAAGGGTAAACGTGGCGCTGAAACTGTGCAACCCTCTGATAATGAAGACATTACACTAGATGATTTCTTCCCGACAACCATCGGTATTGACTATACATCTGATGTGGATGATATGTTGGCACACTTGGCGCAAGAGTGCATCCGTGCGTTCCTGGGCCTGACCAAAGGTAAGGCTTTTAAGAAAAAGTGCATGGAATACTACTTTGACGCACCCTACAGCGAGGCACACCCTTCTCCGTACCTTCGCGATCAGTTACAGGACGTTCGCAATGTAGTGGAAAAAATCTGTGGTGAGTTCCCGGGTAAGAAAATCAAGTTCCCTGTAAAAGAGAAGAAAGAAAAGAAACCAACCCGTGCAGTATTTTTCTGCCCGGAGTGCGGTCTTGAATTCAGCACACCAATCAATAAACTTAAAGGAGCCACTGGTACACCGACATGCATCTGTGGTGCAAAATGTGGACGAGACTTATCAGATGAAGAAAACAGTGATTCCTCGCAAGAGAACAGCGAAAATAAAGATTGATGAGGTGGAGCTGCAGCATTTTGCAGTCACCCCTCAGGTTCCGTCCTATTGGCGAGATCTTTATTATCCGGAGCAAAACAAGCCCAGAGCGGTGCGCAGATGCAGCATTACTGGGTAGAATTTGAGATATTATATATATAGTGAGAGGGGCAACCCTCTCACTCTTACTAAAATAAATACTATACTCTATGTTAAAGAAACTAAACAAGGTAGCAGTCATTATTTTAGCGTTCGTTATAACAGTATGTTCTATATGTGCAAATCCCACAACCGCGGAATCCCCCGCAATTACAAATGTCCCTACAGTAACTGTTCAAAAACATTCAAACATTATCAAAGCTGAACTAGTCCGTCAAGTAGATGATTACATTTCTCAGTCATTTCCAAAATCCAAACTGACCGGTACGTCAATAGTCAAGCATTGCCTAACACACGACTTCGATATTTGCTTTGCGCTCGCCCAGGCGGAGATTGAATCCGGCTTTGGAACAGTAGGTAAGGCAAAACGAACCAATTCACCCTGGAACGTGGGTGCATGGGATGGTCGTTCTGCACAAGTCATGAACAAACTCGGATATGGTTACTCACACCCAGACCTAAGCATTGAGCCGTATATAGAACTTGTTAAAACCAAATATCTTGGCGAAACACGAACTGTACATGATTTAATGAAGAACTATGTTACTATCAGCGGTAAGCGCTATGCCTCAGACCGAGGTTATGAAGCGCAACTGAAAAGCACATACAAGAAGATCTGCACGAAGACCAAAATTCGACATCTTCAAGACTCACTAAAACGAACTATCTAAAGACACACTGTTACAGGGCTCGCAAGTAGCGAGCCTTTTTTATGCACTAAACAATGGCACACATCTCTATATATTCTTTCATATGAAATGTCTTTTATTAACCGACCTCCATCTCGGCGCCAAAAACAATTCTCAGACCTGGTGGAGAAGTCAATCAGACTTTATAGACAATCAGGTGATCCCCTATGCAAAGGAACATCTTGATTCTGAGAATGATGTAGTGATTTGTTTGGGGGATGTATTTGATTCACGTTCATCTATCAGCGTATACATCGCCCATGAGACGCGCAAGTTATTTGAGCGGTTAGCTGGTTGTGTCAAGAAGCTATATATAATTTGTGGCAACCACGACACTTACACAGAGCAGACTTCTGAGTACTGTTCGCTGGACCTGGCATTTGCAGGCGCTGCTAACAACATAGTAGTAGTATCACAGTCGCTGCATGAGATTGTGCTGGACGGAAGGGGTATTGTCATGATTCCTTGGCACATTCAGAAGCTCTCCACCCCGCAAGAACTCTCTGAAGCACATGCTGGTAAGTTCATCTTCACTCATGCAGATATCATCACAGGTGCGCCCAAACTCTCCACACCAGTGTTCTCAGGACATGTGCATACCCCTTACATATCAGGGAACATTCGTAACCTGGGTTCATGTTATCCAATTGACTTCCATGACTCCAACCAGGATCGTTACTTTTATATATGGGAACCTGCAACAGATGATCTGAAGCGCATCGCTAACAAGAAGTCTATTAAGTTTTGGCGCGTGCGCAATGAAGAGCTGCTTGAGAAGGACTGGTCAAAGGTTGGTACTTATGACTACGTTGAGGTGTATATAAAGTATTCACTCCTGCAGGACGATGAGTATCAGGAACTCTGTAAGAACCTTCGCAAGGACTTTAAGAACTGTTGGATTATTCCACTTCCGGATGAACTGAACGAATCCGAGGGAGTTGATATCAGCTGTGACATGGCGAGCATTATCGAAAATGCCATCCCTGATGACTTACGTGAGCGTTTTGAGTATATTAAAGCAAAAGTAGACAACAATGGGGGTGCTGAACAGTGACCTGGACGTAACGCTTCGCCTGGAGGACCTATATAATATATGGCTCCCACATGAGATGTGGGGTCGGGAAGATTATACGCTACATGAATTAGTTCATAGGATACAGCAAATTGAACTTAACACGAATGATATAAGGACTATTTTTGAGATTATCTCTCAAACCATAGATCGGCACGCGGGGCGTCATTTCCTATTAGAACGCAGGATAGCCCCACCATTGGACCCGAACGCTGGAACATGGGAGATGTACTTATGTGATGCAATTAGACCTCATAAATTATATGCAACAATTTATATGAAATCACATGAGCATTCTTGATGGTGACATAGATATAAAGCCGGTTCTTGTGAGTGACATCCTCACTCTACACTGGTGGTCGGCACCATATGGCACAGAGGAGGAGACAGATAATATCCTTCAGGAACTATATAACAAAGTAGTGCCATATGGCGACTATGATGATGCTATTGAGGTCATCACAAGTCACCTGATGAATTTATATAAAGAGTTCTACGAATGTAACCGAGTGAAGGTGGCTTCATATAGCGGAAGTACAAATATGTTTGAGTTGTATCAGGTAAGCCCTGCTATGTATCAGCAGCGCGATATAGTAATATCCCACCCACACCTGCCAATTAACGAATGGGTAATTATGACACTCAATTGCCCACATTTAACCCCACCCGCACACTAAATTTTTGGGTGGGGTTTGTTATATATTTATACATTCAAACAACTTCTAAAACATACAAATATGTCAGTCTTAAACGATACATTACCACAACTTCCCCGCATGCGTGATGCAGTCTCTATCAGATGGAACAGTGGCGACTGGGACAGTGCGGAACAGTTCATTGAGCACTTATATAATATGGAGATTCCAAACACTGACTTTGATGACATTGTGGATCGTGTTGAAAATGAACTAGTTGCGTATTGGGAGTCACACTGGGGTGTTACATATCATCCTTATATAGAGTCAACAGGCTGCCGAGTGCATGGTGAGGATATTGGTACACTTGTTGAGGGGGGTGCTTCAGGGAGGTGGCATGAGGTCTTCATCAAAGTGGACAGCACCGAGTTTAGTAAAGAGCCATCCAACTCACCGAAGCAGTGGGTGCTGCAGCTGATTGATCATCCGGGACTTACACCAAAGCTAAAAACTATGTGGAAAAGTGCCACAGATCGCTAAATTTTTGAGCGGGGTTTGTTATATATCTTCAAAGAATAAAAACAATATTATGACACAGGAAGAATACAGAGAAGAAGCAGATGCGTTGAAGCGCGAGTATAACAAGCGTTTATTCGGTCTGAAGGTGATGTGGATGGAATCTAATTCACCATTCAACAAAGGCGATATCATTCAGCGCCGTGGGGTTGGTGATGCGTTCATCATTGACAAGGTTGTCATTCAAACCAACAGTCGTGGTGGTCTCGACCTAATGTACGAGGGTCGTAAGCTCACCAAAAAGTTGGAGCCGATGGCAAAGGTGGTGATCATCGGCGAACTCCTCAGCTGCGATCCAATACTAATTAAAAAGGCGGAATCATGAGCATACTAGGGATCAATGAAGGGTCTGAGTGCATCCTTCAAGTCAAGGATGTATATGCAGTGGATGTGCTGATCCTGAAAGATCAGTTGAACAAATCCTGCAAAAATATCAGCACTGTGTCACTACAACACGTGGCAAATGCTTATATATATAATTTGGTGCTGCACAGTGACGATGAACAGTCACAGTTGCGCGAGATTATGACTAGAGCTCAGGCTACATTGATTCCATGGATGTTTAATCTTAAATACAGCGCGGGACTACCCAAAAGCTTCCATACAAAAGAAGAAGGTCGGCCGGATCTCGATTTCGGAGCGCCTGGACTGTATAACATCAGTGTCCCCGCTATTTATCTCGCATGTGGTGATGACCATATGAACAGACAGTATACAATCCGCCTGGCAAAGTATCCAGGCATTAACTTATTTCTCAATGACTCCGATGCGGACAAGAATTGGGAGGACGAACTATATAAACTGTTATAATGATATGAGAGGTTGTTTATTCACAATGGCGCTGGTGGTGCTGTTTTGTATAGGTATAGGAGTGTTCTGCGCTCTGCTGGAGGTAATGTTCTACTTGGGATGTGTCTGCATTTGGCCGGTTATATTCTTGGTGGGAATCTCAGTGCTCTGCACAGTGGTTTATTGGTCTATCAAGATTGTAAAGCTAACTATTGACAAGATTAAGAGCTTATTTTAGTTACCATCCAACAGACCATCCATCTTTTTCAAAATCTGTTAATAATGATTTGTGAATGTATTTACGAACTCCGCATTTATTTACGCGAACTTTGTCTCTATTAGCCCCATTATTCCCACCGTTTAACATCCCAATTAACCATCCTTGATTTAGATATTCACACATTTGATTTTTTGGTATCAACAATTGTGTACTATCATTATGGACCCATTTGCAATTTTTCGAGGTTGATCGGTGGATAGCACCACGCATGCAATGTGGGTATTTGTCAATATCTTCTGATAAAATTCTATAATTTTTGACACCATCATTAACCCATATGAATCGCCTTTGTGATTCAGAATTGTGAATTTTCCTGGATTCACTGTGAGGAATGCCTATCAATCTGATGGATATTTGTTTGCGTTGCTCCTCAGTCCATGTTAAATAAGTTCCAAGTCTCCACCCATTTTGTAAATACCTATCAACCTCGGACCTTGGGATCATTTTATCAGACTTTCCATTGTTTATTTTGACTCGACCTTTCATATTTTTTGACATCATAATCTTTGATGATGTTGGAAAAATATACCCTGTGTGGCCCTGTCCACCATCGGTTAAATTGAGAACTTTATACCGTTTATCATTTTTATATTTTTTGATAAGAGCCATCTCCATCACATTAGCATCATCGCCGTTTAGCCCATGAGCAACGACTTTATGTTCAAAATTATCCCAACCGTATTTTTGTATAACATTTGTAAAATATGGGTTTGCCTTATATCCGCTACCATTCTTCCCCCAGCGAAGTTTAACATCTGTACATGTTTGCCCTATATAAATATGATTATCTGGTGATATATGCATATATATGCAATAAGTTTTATCCTTCATGTCCATCTGTGATTTTTAATTTATAATAATCATTTACCTGTTAATAGCGCACCGCAGTTCTAAACACACAAGTCGCATTTATTATATTGATATCAGAATATCAAACAGTTATAACATATGAAGAATATCAAGATCGTAACCTCAGGAGCCCAAGGAACTGGGAAGACTACAGTACTCAACATGTTTAAGGAAGCGCAGTATCCGGTTATCACTGAAGTGGTGCGCAATTTGGTCAAGACCAAAGGCATTACTATCAACCAGGATGGCACAGCAGATACCCAGCGAGCAGTTTTCAATGAATATGTACGAGTGCTTGGTGATACTGAAAAGTACATCTCAGACCGCGGGCTCACTGACGTGATTTCATACACACTGGCTGGAGTGCAGGACGGCAAGATTTCTGAAGAGGTATATAAAGAGCAGTTCGAGGCAACGAAGAACTTCGTGCTGGCACACCCGGACATCTTGTACGTATACTTCCCGATTGAGTTCCCAGTGGTCGCAGATGGCGTTCGCTCAGTTGATGAGAACTACCGTTCGCAGATCGATCAGCTCATCAAGAAGCACCTGGACGAACTGGGTATTGATTACCTCACTGTGACCGGTACTCCGCAAGAGCGATTCTGTCAGATTTTGGATTGGATTGGACCAGACTTGTTCTGATAAGAGCAACCCAAACCCGATAAATGCACATAGAGCCTATTTTTCTGCGCTCTATGCGCTTCAAATAACTAAACAATGTAATTCTATAGGCGCGGCGGAGATCGCGCAATATAGCGCAAATAAATAAGTCATGAAGAAAATCAATATCGATGTTCGACCCGGTCAGAAAGTGTTCTTCACATCTGACACCCACTTCGGACACAACAACATCTTGAAATTTTGTCAGCGCCCCTGGACTGATATCAAGGCGCACAATGTAGGCATTATTGAGCTCTGGAACTCGGTGGTGGGTCCCGATGATATAGTATTTCATATGGGTGATGTTTGTTGGTTCAACTCACGACATGAAACTTACAAACTGCTGAAACAGCTGAATGGTCATATCTATATAGTGCTCGGCAACCACGACACTGAGGACCAATTTGAGCTGTGTGCGCAGAGGATGCCCAACTTCACAGTGCTCGGAGACACTACTGTACTGTTCTTGAGAGGTGTAGAAGGATATCCGCAAACACTTGAGATTGTGCTTAACCACTATCCACTGATGACCTGGTCACACCGCGATCGCAAGGCTCTGCAGTTCTTCGGGCACATTCATTCGGGGCCGCGCAGCACTTGTAAGTTTGATTGCGACCTTCCACTGTATTCTTATCAGTATGATGTGGGTTGTGACAATAATGACTACACACCGATCGAGATTCATGATCTACTCCTTAAATTGGGATGGCCGCATCAGGATCCGATGGTTCGGAGGGGGTTCTAAAAAAGAAAAAGCTCGGCTTGCGCCGAGCTTTGTTTATCTAAAGTCAATAGGAAGTTCCCGTGTGATGTCTGATACGATGCTGCTTGACCATCCATCCTTGAAATCAAGTAAGAACTTATTAGTAGATCCCAACGGCAATGCGCATTTGCCTCGTCTGAACAATGTAAACCCATAACAGCTACCAGCAGAAGCTGTGATACGTCCCAGGTCTGGCCATTTGTTAGCCTGCAACCCCAGTGTTTTCCACACATCAATGTCCCAGTGATCCATGAGCTCCTGTTCTGTTGCCTCTCTATTATCATACCACGCACGTTTAGCATCTTTGAAGTCATACATATCAACGATCTTCAGTGCATCCAGCTTACCTGCCATTTTCTGATCCACATTAGCAAAATACAACAAGTTCACATCATCAAACTTACAGGTATCCTTTATTTGTAAGAAACCACAGTAGTCTAAACGAATCATATCAGCGCTCACTTTGGTGTGATCCAGGTATAGTTTTACGTTCTCTGACGGATTGAACAACAGGTGTTTGCACTTGATGTTGACTTTGTCAAAGCGCATGGTGTTGCCTATAAATATAAGATTGTTGGGCACATCAAAGTTAATATCCTTGATAGGAGTATTTACATACATCATAAGCCTACCACAATCAACTGCGCGTATAGTATGTACCAGGCGCTGCCCACCCTTGGCTGGGGGTAGGTGATTGAGAACGAGCTCACCGTGAAGCTGTGCAGCGCTCACTGTCAGTACGCCGTCCTCTATGGTGCCAGTTATCTTGTCCGGATTGTCAAAAAGTTTAGCAATAATCTTATCAGCGATTACATCAGAATCTTTGATATCAAAATCAGTGTCCAGCAGGGACTCAAGCACTTGTGTTAGCTGTCTCATATACTACGTGCGTCACTTTCAGCCCAAAGCTGCCATCCGTTTGTTAAGTCCGTTAAGTTTGAAACACCCCAATCAAAGCGCTTGTGGGTCTTGACACTATATGTTCTGACGAATATATTATCCCCACCCGTCTGTTTAGCGATTGTGAGCTCCCGAAGTCTCTTAAATTTAGCACCAAGCTGCTTTTCAATACATTCTACTGGATTAAATGTAGGCTCTACCCCAGTTGCTCCGTAGGTAGTCCATTCATTACCCCTCAGTTTCACAATACCCCAGTCCAGTACACAAGACTCAATGTGGGGGCCTACATTGCTCAGAGTAAGGCTGTCTACTTTGTCAAAGTTATTGTTACGCAGAACTGCATCATCTACACCATTAAAGCGCAAACCTGCTGACTCAATGTCGCATTTGGTCATGGTAAGACGTTTGCCGCGCGGATCAATAGTCACGCGCGAGCCTGTAATGAACGTACAGTTTTGTAGCGTGTCCGCATACACATCCACTCGCGTGGCGGCTTTGATAGTGAAATCCTTTAGCTCTTGTGCATTATCAATTATAGCCCATGGATAGACCTCAACCTTCTTGCAGTTGAGTTCGTTCATAACAGCCACAAAATCATCCATGTAGCCTCGACCATCGAACACTACGTACAAAGTATCACCTTTCCAGGACGCTTTCTTATAGTACCAGTGATACTTTTTGAGCACCAGCTTGAGGTTGATATCCTTATCCAGCTCTGCGCTGGGATTGTCAAGTATTGATTCGTATAAACTTTTCATCGTACAGCAAATCCACGTCCTGAGTTGAGTGGCCGCGCCAGGTCAGCAAAGACACATCGCTCATCTGTGGTTGTATATTTTAATGATTCTTTAATAGCTTCATCATGATCCAGGGTACGGTTGTACAGCTTGATGTTAGTCACAGCCAGAGGCCATGGATGCAGCACAACCTCCTGTTCTGATTCAATAATATAGTCATTGTTGTAGGAACCAGTCAGCTCAGTCACAGGACGCTCTAGGTCAAACCAGTAATGTTCGGGTTTGAGAATATATACTGGCATGTCTGCGCGGTGCATGTGTTTGAATACTGATAGCTCTTTGGTGTAAGTAGAATGATTCCATCTGTAGATGACAAGATATGTCGAGAACGGAAGCAGTTCTGTTGATAAGTCTTCCACACTCAGGGTGAAGAGATTATCGCTATATCCAACCACAAAGTTAATGGGACCAAACTCGGCAATATTCTTACTGATCGAGCCTTCCAGGGTACCGCCAGTTTCAATTATCATCGAAATGGTTCCACAATCTCCACAAATACCGCGCTGATATGTGATACATCCGTTCTCATTCTTGAACTTATATATGTTACGTGCCACAATGGAATTGTTGTGGCAGTACAGCTTGTCAAGTACAGACGCATCATCCTTGGTAAATTGTTTTCGGATTGCGTCTTCCATAAATACATTATATAAGTTTGTTGCCGCGAACTTGGGGGCTTCTATCTGATCAAATCCCGATTCGCGCTCTTGTTCATTCTTCTCAACTTCGCCAAAGGTGTTCTGATAGGTCTTGTTGATAAAATCATCAATGACTGAATCAAACCCTTCGGTGATCACATTTGTTGAATCCTGGTACTTCACAAGCGCCAGTTTCCAGGTGGTGGAGCGCCACATCAGACCCTCGTTCTTCTCGTCATAAGCCGCATTGACCTCCCACATGCGCTTCATGAGCGGTATATAAAGGAAATCACGAGCCTTGGGGATAGCTGTGTCACCAAAGGCACTGGCAAACTGCGTCTTACTGAGCTCAGTCTCCCAGTCTACCTCCCACTCAAAGTCCATCTCAGTGAGCTTGGGGTTGGAAGACGGCATCTGTCCATCCTGTACCATAAGCTTGAGCTGCTTGCATGCAACAACATTGTGCATCACAAACTCCTTGAACGTGAAGTCCGCACTGGACTGGTCAGGGTCACAGCGGAAGTAGTATATAGGAATACCAAACATACACACCACCATATCGGCCATCTGTTGCTGGAGCTGTAGGGCGCAGTCCAGTCCTGCATAGGGCTGGAACAGGTTGGGATTATCACAAGGACTCTCGCAGAATGATTGTGACTGCATGCAAATACTATAACATGTAGTCACTACTCCGTTGATAGCAAGCTCCCCCACGCTACCTGTTACCAGGATGCGCAGGTAGAAATCAGACTCAACATTTTTAGCAAGCTTGAGATAATCCGCATATGTCACCCAGTTCGTCCAGCAGACCCCATCAGTAGACCAGGAGTACGTGTAGGTAGATGTCATGTCATTACCCTGCAAATCCTTTATAGAAAGTGGGTAAAAGTGTATGGCTTCCTTTAGTGTGAGTATCCTTGTGATAGTGCAGCTCATTTCTTCCAGGTGATTGTGATTTGATTGTCGTCAGATTCTATATTAGCTATCTTGACCTTCTTGCGTACAGCATCTTCAAACTTGTTCAGTTCGGCCATAAGCTCCTCACCACGCTCGCGATTATCCATCATGATGGATTGAATAGAACCTTTTGAAATAGCAAGACCCAGCGGTTTGCGCGAAACAGCAAGAACTTTTATGTATAGCTTGTTCCAGCAGCTCACAAACTTGTCACCCAGATCATCTATTTCATGAAACTCTTCGTAGTGTGGGTTGTTTGTAGAGCACCATTCATTAACCTCATCAAACTTATAGCGCTTCAGTTCAGATTCTGAAATTTCTGCCCATTTAAGTATGTTGGTTATCGATGCGCCAATTCGTGTGTGGCTATCCTGATAAAATGTGCGAGCCTTTTCAAGTCCAGGTCGTATAGATGCAAGCACCGCAAACGCAGCGAGTATTTCATTGTGACCTGCATATCTTGTGTTAAGCATCTCATTCAGACCATCTGCCTTGAAGTCACGGGTGCTGATAGGCTCAGCGATAAGATTCATGTCGCTGTCAAGGATGCTTTCGTTAATATATGCTGCTATTGATTTCATTTCCAAATGATAGTAACTTCCATCTGACCAACCTCGGCTGTGAGAAGTTTATTGTATTTTTTATTAAGTTTATCGGCAAATTCATCATACATCTCCTGAGTACTGTTGTCCTTACCAAAACGTCTTGAATAGAATGTAATATCATCTATTGCACGGGAATCGCATTGAACAGCTACATCATCCCAGTTCTTGAAGATGGTGGAGCCAATCTTATCCATTTCAATGATGATAGGATAACGTACACGTGCATCATCAATGTATTTAGATACATATTTAGGGTCCGCCTTTTTACCAGCAGCTGCAACAGAATCTTCAATCTTGCTTACACCTGTAAGAATATCTGATGCATAAGTCTCGTGTTCATATTCTTTGAGATAAGCGCGGATTCGCTGTGTGGGGCCTTCCATAAGCTGTCCAATGAGACGACATTTATATAGTAAGTTATACCATTTAACCTCGGAGTTGATCACTCGGTCGAGGTTGCGATTTTTTATTGGACATAACTCAATCGGATCCAGGTTCACATCAAAATCACTGCTGAGTAGGGATTCTACAAGACTTTTCATACGCTGTACTCTATGATCACCCATTCCTCAAGATCCTCATTGGACTGAGAGTATATGCGTGCGTTAATCTTAAGTTTCTTGGCTGCCTTGGCAAGCTCTTTGGCAAACTTCTCAGCCTCCCCTTCCATCATCCAATCTTCTACATTAGAAATCTTGATGTAGTTGTTATATGCTGCATTAACTGAAGCCTTGGCATTAGTGAAATGCTTGAAATTGTCCCAACCCGGATAAGTCCATTGTTTGAACGTTTTATAACCCACCTGGTCAATAGTCTGTATCAAGTCCAACACCTTATTGTGTGATGAAATGATGTCGACCAGTGCACCAATATCCTTGCCGTTATTCTTGATAAGCAACTTAAACGTGGCATCGATCTGACGCATGGTGTAGTTGTGGACTTTATCATTCACTGTTGCTGAGAGCTCCTTATCTAACTGATCGCGAGTAGCTGACAAACGCCGCCCCACCAGCGCCTCGGCATAAATACCCATCGCCCCTTCGCGAACTTCGTCATAGAGGTGGTCTATATTACCCTTCCAGTCATCATAGGAGTGGAGAGTGAGGTCAAACTTGTCTTCAAAATCGGTGTCAAGCAGCCCCTCATTGATGTATGCTGTTATTGATTTCATGATTCTGTTGAGCCTGCAAGGCTGCGTATTGTTTGATTTATATAGGATGCGGCTTGGTCCACGTTGGAGAAAGTGCGCCATTTTGTTGATGTTGCAAATATAACACCATCACCAAGCTTCGGATCGTCAAAAGAGATGATGAAGGTCTTTGCCACCGACTTACCTGTGCTGGAGCTGTGATAAGAGGCGCGAGCGCTCACATAGCGACCCATGTCTGTCACCTCAAATGAATAGCCACGACCCGCAGGTAGTGCGCTTTGAAGGCGCTTGCCAAATCCAGAGCCTGACCACACCCTCCAGTCCCATTGGTTGACATAAAACGGACCAACATCTCGTGACGCGGTGGCGCTTGAGCGGTTCGTGTTACGAGAGTCAGACTCGTTGAGTGGTGGGGTTATTCTGAGAAATATCGTTTCATTCATCTTTTATAACCCTGTGAATTTGAGAAGAGTATAGCAATTGCAGAGAGTTCTTTGTTGACCTCAATACCCGCAATATAGTCACTGTGTAATGGTGACAGTGCTGGAATTGCTTTATATATATCTTTTATCTGTCCTGGTGACAATGGTGACGCACAGGTTAGTAACATGCGATACTTGATTTTTGGATCTTTAGAAGAACCCTTAAACGGTACATAACCCGCCTTGATGTCTACATGAGCCTGCTTGTACCATGGCTTGGTCTTTAGCGCATTGTCGATACCCTGGATCATGAATATGTAGTTGCGTAGGGTTCGCATATCCGAAGCAGACATACCTTCAGTGGCTGTGTCTGCAACTTTGGTTAGGAGGCTCACAGCATCACTGACGCTTTTGCGAGCCTGAACTACCCCATCACCCTCCAATCCAGTCAGGTACGTATATAAGTCTTTAGCTGCGCGGAGTGCCTTGTCATAAGCCGACTTGGGTATACCCCCTTCATTAGCAGCTGCTATAGCTTTCCAAAACTTTCCCTCAGGGTCGCGTGGGCTGTTGAGGTCGGGATGTGAAAACTGTGGTAGTTCTAGTGCAGCTTCTGTTATGAGTTCAGTGAAATTTTTCATTGTTATATTGTATATATCTTTATAATAGCGCAACAAAAAAGGATTGCCCGCGGGCAATCCTTGTTAATACTTGAATGATGGTACTTTCATAGATCCAAAGTCTGGCATTCGCGGCGCAAACTTGCTAGTGTTCATGCCTTTAGTGAACGACCCATTCTTGATCGACTTCATGGTGCCATTGACATTGTATTTTTTCATCTCATCTTCTTGTCGCTCATTATCCTCTTTGACGAGTGCATTAAGCGACTCAACGAACATCTCATACTCCCAAAACACCATGCGATCCACCTCGGATGGTTGAATGTGAAAGTTCTTGGCAAATGCTGCCTTGAGATCTACGAGATGATACAAGTCAATCATGAACAGCTTGATAATGGCGTACTCCATATCGGAGGGGCCCAGTTCCATATGGACCTCCTCCTGACTAGATGGTACGAGCTGTTTATCGAGATCCAAACTTTTTAGCCTTAGTCTCAACTTTGAACAGAGCTCGAATACCGCTCGGAAATCGAACTGTTGAAGTGGCCTCCTGACCGCAGTTAGGACAAGTTACACGAAGCTGCTCCGATGGGTTGATAGTAATGTTGCGAATAACATCTTCCATAAACTCAAACATAGCGATGTCCCAGCTCTTGTACTCTTTATAAAGAGATTCAATCTGACGATCCAGCACCGATGCATCACGCGCAGGTTTGTCTAACATCCAACTCAAGAAGCGGATGAAATTCTCGTCAAGCTTCTGATTCTGACGTGCACGCGCTGTTGCCCAGTCGATAAGAGCTTGGTCCTTACCCAGTGTAGGAGTGTACAGAGTGATGGGTGCATGGTCTACATCATACTCTTCGGGATCAATCTCCCAGGAGCGACCCTGCCAGTGTTTACCAATAAGCTCATCATCAGGGAACTCATAGAACAGAGCTTCTGAAGTCAGTGTATAGGTGATATCGTGATCACACTCTGAACATGCATCGGTAAACTCAATCTTTGCCTCACCCTTGGTGAATGTTGCTTCGCGTACCTTGAGGATAAACCAAAAGCGATCCCATGAATTGATAGACTGCCAACCACCACGACCAACGCCGTTGGTAACAATCTTCACGGAAGTGCGGATGATTTCATTGAGAACATTGTTGACCTGCGCTGCGTTGCTTTCATCTACGGCAGTCCAGTTCTTGATAGCCATCACCTGAGCAGGTTTTACGTAGAACTCCCATTCAGCTGGATAGAATGATGAGCGCGTTCCCATCTCAGAGCGATCAACTGGGACCCAACCATCAGAGAGGCGAACCCCCGACTCAGACTCAAAGCCCGACTCTACACGGCGTTGAGCACGCTCCGCGTTCTTGCGTTCGTTAAAGGCCTTGCGTGACTCTTCCTCTTCCTCTGAAAGTGCCGCTTTGCCAGTGATTATCTCTTGGTGTTGAATCTTACCTAAATTCTTCTTCGGAGTGGTTCCACCAGCATCTCCAATCTGTTCATCTAATTTGCTGTAATCTTGTGACATACTTAGAATATTCTATATATTTCATTTGTTAATATAATCAGTTGTGTTGAAATGTTAACTATTATATAGATAAAAATTCATACGGCTAATGGCTAACGTATTCAACCCCGTCAAAGAGGATAAAGATGGCGTTAAAGCGCGCCGCGTAATATGGACTACTCACTCATTAGACCTGGCCATACAGGGCCTGATTGAAGGTAAGCGTCTTGTAGCCAATCCATTTTATAACAATGAGGTAAAGCTTTTGAAAGCGGATCTGAACTTTCAGCGTACCGAAGAAGAGGTAAAAGAATGGAAGAAGTGTCGTGATAATATATTTTACTTCATAGAAACATATTGTCAGATTATGACCCCAGAGGGTGTGCGGAAGGTGAAACTTCGCGACTATCAAAATGAATACCTTGAACACCTCCAAAAACACCGTCTAAGTATTTTCCTGGCACCGCGCCAGTGTGGAAAGTGTGTTGATTTCATGACAACTATAGATGTAAAATATGATAAATTGAAGGATATTCTCCCTTGGTATCGTAAATTTGACTATTATCGCTTGCCATTTTTTGAGTTATATAATCTTTTTGACAAATCGCGCAACTGGAAAGTTCGTTATAGGATATACAAATCCATGTGGAGGGGACAGATTCCTGAGTTTTTGGGCTATAAACTAATTTCTTTAATAGATTCAGAAAATCGCTCCAACACAAAACTTATCAACACATTTCACACCGAAGGCCTGAAAGTACGAACTCATTACGGTTGGAATTATGTCACTGAGATACATGAAACTCGTCCCATGGAGCGATATATCATCAAAACTGAAAATCATAACCTCTCATGCGCAGATGCTCACATCCTATATTCCAATGGTGACCCTATATTTGCGCAGGAGGTTCGTGTGGGAACAATTATAGATACAAAGTTAGGTCCTGAAAAGGTTACAAGCATTGATGTCGATTATAACCGCGTGTGTATGACCGATTTATCAGTATCCAGTTATGATCATTCATACTACACAAATGGCATTTCATCACATAATACTGTCACCTCGGGTCTATTTATGCTTCATTATATATGCTTTAATGTTGACAAGTCAGCATTGGTGACTGGTGACAAATACAAAACTGCAAAGGAAATCCTAAACAAAGTAAAGGAGATTTATTATGAGCTCCCATACTTTTTGAAGCCTGGTATCTGTAAATGGAATGAATCCGAGGTGGTGCTCGATAACGGATGTCGTATAGTCTGCGAAACTACGACTGCAAAAACTGGTATCGGTTTTACATACCACTGTATCTTGGCTGATGAGTTTGCAAAAATTGATGAGGGTATTAAAGAAAAGTTCTACAGTCACCTGTTTCCAACCGTCACTGCGTCTAAAGCGCGTTTTATGATAACCTCTACCCAGAACGGTCGTGAGCTCTTTTATAGGATATATTCAGGTGCTGAGCAAGGCTTAAATGAATACGGCCCATTTACCATTGGCTGGTGGAGAATACCCGAGTGGAACCCGGATACTCACAGCTGGGAGAAGCGTGATGAAGCCTGGCATCAAAAACAGGTGGCTAACTATGGTTCTGAGGAAGCATTTAACCTACAATTTGGTACAAGTTTTGACATCGGCGCCAATACATTAGTTTCTCAAAAGAAGTTGCGAGAATATAATGCTGTCAAATTTGTTAATAAAGAACTCTGGGGTGTGTCATACAGCGATAACTGGTTTTGGCGTCCTGATTTTGAGCCTATGGAGGAACTACGTCAGTCCTTCTTGCTCACTACCTGTGACCTTGCTGAAGGACTCAACCAGGACTATACCGTGTTTTCTGTATATCGTATGGTGCACCGCGGCACTGATGACCTGGAGTGTATAGGCTATTTTCGTGCTAATAACCTTCACCGTGAACTGTGTGCTGAGTCACTCATGCTCTTATATATGAAATATTGTGACCCCAACCACGCACTCATCTCATTTGAGCGTAACACTTACGGTGAGATATTCCTCAAGGATATCAACGAGTTAGCTGAGAAGAAGTACCCCAGTTGGGACCCCTCACTCATGATGAAATACTACACAGAATCCGGCACGAAGTTCCACTATGGTATCAAGGTGACACCAGGTAATAAGTCAACCCACTGCGTAATGTTCAAAGAATCGTTCGAACGGGGTAAGACTATCAACGAAGCAGAACAGTTTATATATGAGCTTCAGAACTTCTGTGACGATGGTACGGGGCATTATAAAGCATCCTTTGGTCATGATGATATGGTGATGACCGCCATACAGCTGGAGTACGCACGCAAGGAGCTTCAGTATCGAATGCTGCGCGATGACTTTGAGTCGGGTCATGCTGTCCAGGAGGACACTATATGGAACCCTTATGATTTCTCCCAACCAACCGGGGTTCCGATGATGGGTCAGTTTTATGATATAAATGACAATTATAGACGCCTCCAGGGCATGTAGAGTATATGGCGAAAACAATCATACAAACCCCACGCAATCAGAAAGACTATCAGTATCCTTCCATGCCAAAGACCTATAGTCTGTTGAAAGAGATTCGTGATGATGCTCTATATAAGTCCAATCTGGGCCGTCGCGATGCTAAAGCACGCAAGATTATCAATGAGCATGGTACTCCAGTGCACGGTACAAAGCTGATTGCGGGTAACCTTTATCTCATGGAGTACTTCTATCCGAAGACCGAGGAACAACTTGAGTACTATGACGCCATGCCTTGTTCTATTATTTTTGGCAAGTTCAAGACCAAAAAAGGTGAACCACGCATCCTGGCGTTCTCTATACATTACTTTCCACCTCGCGTGCGATTTCAAGTGATGAACAAGGTGATGGAGATATATCAGAATATATATAAAGGCAACTGGAAGGATGGTCTGGACAAAGACCTGTCGTTCTTACAGTATCAGCAGTTGTTGTATCTACTTCAGAAGTCCAAACTACAGTTCGCGGTTCATGAGTACGTTCCAAAACTCATCGGAGACTGTATACTAGTCCCACCGTCCTTATGGCACATTGCTGTCTATACTGAAGGACGATTCAAGAAACGCACTCGTGAGATGATCATGAATTATTGGAAGCAATTTAAGCCATAATTTTGCACCCATCCTCTAAACTACACACAACTATATGCGATATTTAATTGTTTGAAATTTTTGCGATGAACAATATAGGCACTGCTCGTGAGAGTCGTGCTTATTTTTTTCCTCTGTAAACACTAAATTTTTGGGCAAAGTTTTGGATATATCTTTGAGCACACTCAAATCCAGTTGAGCAAAGCTCAATATATCTTCAAAGAACATAAATCATTAAAATTAAACAAAAGTATGAGCAACAAATCTCACAATCTTGAAAGTGTTATCTCAGTTGAGAAGATCGATGAAACTTCATTCAAGCCGATTTATACAAATCCGGCCAGTAGTGAGAAGCTTCCTATCCGTTTCATGATGGAGGATGGAACAGTGACTGATTATGATATGGAGTTCGATGAACGCGAACCCGCAGAAGCCTGGGTCAGCACACTGAATATAGTTTGGCAGGACCCCAGTGATCGGTATGCAGTAGCGGCAGTTGATTAACTAATAACCCGAGATAATATGGCATCAGTAAATACTCCTTTCTACAAGGGGCGTCTGTTCAAGACAGACAAGCCCCACGTATTCGTATTCAAGCGCAGTAACGACACATTTGAGCTGGAGTATGTAGATTCAGGTAACATTTGGCCCGTCTATCGCAGCTATGATGGTTGGATGGATCCGGTGGATTTTGATAGCCTGGAGCAGGCGCGATACTTCGCGCGAGTATGCTCTATCAGTAAGCCTTGGGAACGGGGCTATGCAATCGCGTTTGTTAAATGCGATATATTCGCACCAAAATTCAAGGTAATGTAATTCTATAGGAACAGATGGGATCGCGCAGTATAGCGCATTAAAATGCTATTAAACACAACACAAGTATTATATATTAAATGTAAATATATCGATATATATATGAAATCATTAGTAGAACAAGTTAACGAGTCTATGATGCGGGTTAATGAAAAGGCGCTTTGCGACCTCATCCCGGACTATGACGAAGATGCAGACAATCGTGAAGCTGTCGCTCATGCACTTGATACATACATTGAGGCTATCGAGAACGTGAAGCCTGCTCAGCTCAAGAAAGTAAAAGATTGGTCGAAGTTTGACGATGCAACCTTGGCAGATTACACAACTATTTGTGCCGCCATTGCTGGTTGGTGTTGGGGTGTGCAATCTCTTGCCGATGACGATGTAGATGAAGCCAGTACATTCAGTAGCTACATGTTGAGCATCCCTGATGGCGAGGATTGGATGGGTTTTGACAATGTTGTAGACAATCTCCTCGGCGATGGCGAGCTCAAGAACATTGAAGATGAAGAAGATGTGGTAGACGCTGTAAAGGATGTTTGCGCGCATTTTAATGAGCTCAGTAAAGTAGTTAACAAGAAGGTTTGGGCATAAGTTTCTTATACATAAAAGATTGGCGTAAGCCCCTGGACGTGAGTCTGGGGGTTTTATTTTTGCTAAACAAGTGTTGGGTTGCTTCTATATTATGAATGAACAAATCATACATAGCATATGAAGAATAACTTAACAATTCTAATCGATGGTGGTTTTCTTTTGATGAGTAGAATCTTTGCCTTTGAGAAGGGGTTCGCAGCAGAGAACTCCAATTTTCAAAAGTCCATGGCTGCAGAGCAGTTCAAAGAAACCCTGTCGCAAACTCTGGCTAAACTAGCCAATCTGTTTCCGGGTGCTGATAACATGGTGCTAATGTCTGAAGGTGGGTCTTGGAGAAAGAACTTACCTGTGCCCCAACAACTTGAGGACATCACCTACAAGGGTCATCGTGAAAAGAAGGTCGAGCTGGACTGGAAGGCTATTTACAAAGCCTATAATGAATTTGTACATAACTGTGAGAGTGCTGGTATCACCTGTTCTCAGCACTCTGCTATCGAGGGTGATGACTGGGCTTGGTACTGGTCGCGCCGTCTCAACGCTGAAGGCGTCAACTGTGTCATATGGACCTCCGACTGCGACCTCAAGCAGCTGGTGCAAACTGATGGCTGTGCGTTTACTGCCTGGTATAATGACAAGGCAGGTCTGGTACTGCCTAACTCTTGCGCCTGGCCAGACGATCCGATGGAAGCCATGATGAACCCGCCATTTCAGTCCCCGGCACTCGAGATGTTGACTCGCCGGTTCAAAAAGTGTTCATATATCAACCCCGACATGATTGTGATCAACAAAGTGCTGTGTGGAGATGCTGGCGATAACATTAAATCAGTCATTCGTTATAAGAAGGGCACTCGCACTTACAGATTCGCTGAGTCTGACTATAAGAAGTTTATCGAAGCGAACGGTATTGACAATCTTGAAGACTTCAGAAACAACTTTGATACATGGGCTGAGTGTCTGGCGAATAGTCCTAAGTATCTTCCCTATGGCATCAAGAGTGAGGATGTGCGCGAGATGTTGGATTACAATCTCAAACTGGTTTGGTTGAATGAGGTTGTCCTGCCTGACACTGTTACCTCGTCTATGGTGCAGTTTGATTACTATATATTTGATGTTAACGAACTGAAGCGCAACTCACGCATGTTGGCAGGTTCCAATAATGATGTCGCAAACATATTTGATGCTATATGAGTTCATACTTACAAAATCTCTCAAAACTGCCTCAGATAACTATAGATGATGTGCTGACTGCGCTCTCATACAACAAATATAAGGCAGGACCACTTGATGTATTCTATGACAGGAATACCAATACCTGGTTGTTTACTCCGCGTGGGGTTGCGGTTGTGATTGAGCTTATATATAAGTTGGTACATGACATACCTGATATTTTCAAGGTAGAATATCTGGGTGGCATGAATTTCAGGTGCCGTGCTTATTATGGTAATTTTTGCCGTGAATTTGTGTCAGACGGTACTGAACTGTACTGTATAAAGTGTGATGGGTGCACACTGAAATTTGTTGATGATTTTTATGGGCACATGTTAAATCAGTTTGATCATGATCATTCCTGAACTAAAGTCTCTAAACACAGGTTCTAAACGGGGCCCGCTATATATTAAAAAGAACTTTCCGGAATTTTATAAGCTCATCTCCAGGGATGGGCAAAAATTCCCGGAAAGTTTGTACCTATACTATCATGGTGAGCCAGATCCATGTCCATGCTGCGGTGGACGGCCTGTATTTAGATCGTTTTCCAAAGGATTCACTAAGTACTGCAGTCCACAATGTGCCAATTCTGACTCCAGCAAGAAAGAAGCTGCAAAACAGACTTGGACTGAGCGATATGGCGGTGTAGGATGGGCAAGTGTGGAACAGCTTGAAAAGGCGGTTCAAACTCAAAAACGAAGATATGGTGAAAATTATAGACAGCGGCAAATCGAGGCGCGCAAGCAAACCAACCTTAAACGATATGGATATGAACAGGGGCTGTCCGCTCCTGAGGTTCGTGACAAGATAAAGCGCACATGTTTGGAGAGGTATGGGGTTGATACAGTCATGAGGCTCCCTGAGCATCAAGAAAAATGTTCTGAATCCATACTGAAGAAGTATGGTGTAACTAATGCCATGCACTCAGATGAGGTTAGGGAGCGACTGGCGCGCACATGTTTGGAGAGGTATGGTGTACCGTATCCATTTCAGTCTCCTGAGATTCAGAAAAAATGTGCACATCATGACACCTATATTGAACGTTTTGTGGAGAATATACTCAGCAGCCATAATGTTCAGTATATAAGAGAGTGTGAAACCGTCATCCCACCAGCACGCCCAGATTTTTATCTTCCGGATTATAACATGGTTATTGAATGTAATGGAACTTATTGGCACTCTGACAAATGTAAGTCCACGTCACATCATAAGTCTCGGTTTGTCAAGTGTGAATCGCTTGGTATTCAACAGGTTACGATATGGCAGGATCAGATAGATCGCATTCCTGACATAGTTGAGTCTGTGTTGTTGTCGAAGCTCAATATATATAAAAGAAAAATAGGGGCACGACAGTGTGAGGTTCGGACAATCAATTCAAGGATTTGCAATACATTTCTCAACGAAAATCACATACAAGGTGCAACAAGTGCACGGGTGCATTATGGCGCATTTTATAATAACGAACTTGTCGGAGTAATGACTTTCATCAGGGGTCGTGGGTGTCAGGGTTCGAGTGCTGAGTGGGAACTCAACAGGTTCTGTACTGTGAAACTCACACAAGTGCGCGGTCTAGTATCAAAAATGCTAAAGGTCTTTATATCTCAGTACCAACCCGAACAAATCATCTCATTTTCACACAACGACATATCTAATGGTTCGGTATATAAGAAGCTGGGATTTGTGACCGATGGGGTCATTAACAATTCATATTACTATGTCAAGGGCTCATGTAGGTACCATAGGTCAACATTCACTAAAGCCTCTATTGTAGTGCGTGGGTGGCGCGAAACAAAATCCGGGTGGACTGAGCACGAGGTTATGGATGAACACAACTATTATCGAATCTATGATTGCGGTACAAAAAAATGGGTGCTAACATTAAACCACCTCGAATAATTGATATATTATATATGTAAGAGCACAGAAAGCTTATAAAGCAGAAAGGCTCATTACACAATAAAATAAACTAATAAATTAAACAAAATTTTTACATCATGGCTAATTCAACAGCAACAATTGATGACATCATGGGATTCGACGCACAGAATCTCAATGCATTCCAGGAAAAAGGTCCTAAGTCAGACCCGAACATTTACAAAACCAACCCGAAAGATGCGAAGTCTGAAGACGGTATCTACCGCTCACGCATCAAGATTCTCCTTAACCCCATCGATCCTCGCAACTCCATCGTATCGCAGGCAACTTATTGGTTGAACCGCATGGATGGCTCTCGCCTTGTGCGCTCAAGCCTCTCTGAGGGTGACAAGTCTTGCGCATTGTTCCGGGCTTGGAAACGCCTTTGGTTCTCAGGTGATGAGAACAAGAAGGAGTTCTCAAAGAAGATCTACGAAAAGAATGAGTCTAACTGGGTTCTCGTGCAGATCCTTGAGGATGAGAACAAGCCCGAACTGGTTGGTCAGTTCCGCGTTATGAAGCTTGCAAAGGACATCTACGACAAGCTCAACTCACGCATGAATCCTTCCGCATCCGGCAAGTCATCTTACCCAGTAATGGACTATGTGATCGGTCTCGCACTTGATTTGGAGGTTCAGCCGGGTCCTGATGATCCCGCGCACCCTGAGCGTAAGCAGCGCGAAATCTCTTATTCTCTCTCTAACTTTGGGGACTATGCAACTGTCATCAAGACAGACGGCGCTCCGTTGTTATCTGAGGACGAGGTTGAGTTGGTTGATACCTATGTAACTGCCATCAATGACAGTCAGAACGGTAAGACTGACAAGAAGCGCAAGGAGGGTCTTGCTAAGCTCGCAGAGGTTAAGCCTCAGATCCGCCCCATCTATGAGAAGGTTATCACTTATGTGAAGGAGAACATGAATGATGCAGTTACTGGTGAGCCTATTGACTTGCAGAAGTACTGTGGATTCACTCCCTGGGATGAAGAGACTCGCCGAATCGTCAACGAGTTCACTGAGATGACCGACGCAATGGTTGATCCTGCAACTATGACGTATGAGCAGTTCAAGGCAGCTCAGGCAGCAGCACAGAACGGTGTTGCACCGGCAGCTGAGGCCACTTCAGCAGCTGCACCTACAGCAGAGGCTGCAGCAGCTCCACCCCAGGCAAACCAACCCGAGGCAGTTGGGGATCTTCCATTCTAAAAGCATACATAAACTATCTCAAACTCAGGCCTAGCTTCGGCTAGGCCTTTTTACTATAACATTTATATGGGACTATTATCACCAAATTATGATCTTGAAGTTGCTTTTGATAATCTGTTTGATGTGCGAGTTGTGTTGTGGGATCCTGGACAATTCAAACTTGAAGAGATGACCGATGAGGCTATAACATCCAAATGCACAAGCCTCCTCACACCCATCGCTCCACAGATACGTGAAATAATCAACCATGATGTTAAGGTTGAGGATAAGATTCGCAAGTTGTTATTCAAGCAGTTATCGCCATATCTCAAGCGACCACAAGAAGCTATTGTGGATGTGACCTGTTATAAATCTGGGCTTTGGGGTGATATACAATTTTATATATATGCAAACGATGCTGGGGCAATTATTTATGAACTTGGATTTGGAGGAATGATTCGTGAGTTTACTATCTGAAAACCTAGATGTGTCGGTCAACTTTGAAGACCTAGTGGACCTTCGCACGTGTGAGTGGGACGAAGAATACTTCAGAGATGACATAACCGCCGAACAGTACAGACGTAAGTGTTTGGACGTGATCACACCGGCGTTCTATTATGAACTGAAACGTCATTTAGAAGCGTCCTATAACGATTGGCACAACATCAACCTGTTTAGCGACATGTTTTATAGCGTGTTCAGAAACGTGCTGAAAGAACCAGGACACGCAGCCTGTAACGTGCGATATTCTCACGACCAGCATTGGGTGCAACTGACCATAGACGAGGAGTACTCTGCACACATTATTTATCAACTTGTGTTTTATGTGTAAATGTGCGGTAGAAATTATGCATATTTCTATGGGATTTACTAAATATTTGTGAGTCCTTTGTGATATATCTTTGAACAAGTTCAAATATATAGAACTATATCCCTGAGCAATATTGCTCACAACAACTTAAAAGAATAAAATTATGACAACTGTAGGTGACTTTTTGGTAGATTTTGCAGTATTCTGCGCATTCGCATCATTCATTGGCTTGGGCCTGATGGCTTGGTTCGGACTCTGTGAGTTCGTTCGCACGAAGATCATTGGTGCTGAGAAGTTTGATCGATTCTGTTGTGAGCTGCTGGGTGAGGAGTACGACCCGAAGGCGACCTACGAAGATGACAATGAAGATAATAAGGAATAAGTTCATCCCGTTTCCGGGTTACAAATGTGTCAACCTGTTTGGAGTGCTGTTTGTACGGTCCAAAGCAAACATTTCGCAACGCACCATCAACCACGAGCAGATTCATACGACTCAGATGAAGGAGCTTGGTTATATCGGATTCTACTTGTTGTATGTTCTTGAATGGTTGTATCTATTTGCTCGTTGTCACAATGCTCATGATGCATATCGTATGATCTCGTTTGAGATAGAGGCTCGGCTCTGTGAGATTCATGGCACATATTTGAGCTACCGTTTACACTATTGTTGGTGGAGTTGGTTCAAATGTCCTTATAAAATAAAAAAGGAGACGCTATCTTATTCAATATAAAAAAGCATCGCTCTGCGATGCTTTTGTTGTCTTATACAGATCTTCCACGGTCACTAATAGCCTTTGCTACATTATCCCATATCTCAGGTGGGCATATATAACTATGCCAACGACTGATATCAAGATTGGTTGGGTGGTTGGCCTTATTGTTGGACCAACTCCATACATAATCGCGGGTGGGAACCCAGGCAATCTCCACAGTTTGGGGAAGGGGGTTCTTTACAAACTTGCGAATCTCTATACCATGGTCAAAATCCTTTTTTCCACGCAGACCGGTCTTTTCCTTAAACGTAATTATTGTCACCTCCTTGGAGCGGAAAGCTGCCATCAGAGACATTTTGAATTGGGATTTATAGCTCCTGCATGCGATTTCAAATTGGTTATATAAACGCTCATACTCCTGCTTGGTTGGCGATACCTTGCTTGCATAGTAATCAGCAAAGGTCTCTATAAAACCATCAACCAGCACCTTATCAAACTCATCACCTTCGCCAAAATCCTTATCAAGCAGCCCTTCTTTGATAGATTTAAGCTTGCGCTTGCGCTTGGCATTGGGAATGTCACCTGACCCCGGAGTTGTATCAGTTGGGGGGGCTGGGTTACCAGCCCCTGCAGTATTACCTGGGGTTGCACATCCCCCACCACATTCTAAAAATTTATCTAAAGATCTCATACGAGTTTTACTATTTTTTCAAAATAAAAAGCAGGTATTGCATATAAGTCATCAGCGGTTTTGCGGAATCGCGCTATGCGTGTTGAGAAGGCGCGAGGTGTGTGCTTGTTGATGTATGTTGCGTCTACAAATTTTGGGGCACCTTTGTCACCAAACACTTCAGAACTCATCTGACAGGTCTCAAAGCGAATTTGTTGGTCTTTATATGCAAATATGATATAAAGCGATTTATTGTGGTCTTCATGCTTACGGAATACAATGCAATGATCATCCAGCCGTGCAAGCGCTCCTTCGCGATCGGTTCTGTAACGCTCACCAAACGCTCTGTGACAAAGCGCACACATCTCATCAAAGTACTGAGTGCCACGGACGTATACATGCTTATCAAACTTCTTGATCACCTTTTCCAGTGAGCTCCAGTCGTCAATGACCAAGTCCTGTTCAATTTCGGTGTCTATATCACCTAATATGCTTTCTACCAGGGTTCTCATGACTGTTTGCTGAATATGATTGCTTTGAGCATATCAAAATACGGACCGGGTAGAACAAAGTACTTACAAGATCCTGCTGTGGTCTGTTCCAGTTGTGCCTTACGAACCTCAAGCGTTGTTCCAGGACCCGGCTTGCTCACATAGGCGACACTCTTCCGTTTGTCATTATCATCCTGTATGTTGATCTCACCAAAGTACATAGAATCATCACCGTATATCACATACACATCTGTAACACCTGCGCGCTGATAAGAAAATAGTTTGGGTTGGTTGATACATATGACACATTTATCATTGGCTGCAGCTACAGCCTGGGACTTGGTTGCCTTGAACTGACTGCCTATAACCTTTGGTGCGTCACCCCACAGCTTCATGATGGTTGTATCCTTATATAAGAATCTGTTACCCAGCGATCGCTTGTGCAGAGTGAGTGGTAGGCTCATGTTATTTTTGAACCAGTTCCAATCTTTTATCTGCGGAATCTCTATGTCTATGTCAGAGTCAAGAATGGATTCAAGCACAGAGCTCAAGGATTTCATCAGGTGTGTATCTATATTTTGAATGAATTTCATATATATTCTCATGTATACTATAAGAATAAGATAAAATGTCACAGGACTCTCAAAATAAAGCCCCCATCACTCTCGAGAAGGCACTACAAGCCTATCGAGTTATTGCCGCACCGGCTCGTCTGTCATATAAGTATGGACTGACGCAGTCAGCGCGTGAGACACTGAATGAAATACACCCGGGATCCTTCAATGCCATGGACCTCATCGCAGGTTCACCGATCGATTGGAAGGGATTCTGCAGCTCGGTGTGCCAGGAAAGCCCTATCACTATTGCTCCTGGTATTCGAGTTCCTATCAATACTCCGTTCGAGATCAAGCACCTCTCAGACCTGGTAGCTATCATCACCGATCCGGCCAATGCAAACATTGAGAAGACACAGCGCAAGGTTGTATTCTCCACCAATGACGGTACACGTGCCTCGGGCAACACTGCATTCGAGAAGTGGAATGGATTTCAGGTGATTGATATGGACATAAAGGACGCCAAACTGGCGCGCGAACTTAAGGTACACATTTTCAATACCTTATGTAAGTGTAACTGGTTCTTTGGGGTCACTCTGTCTGCCTCGGGTAAGGGTTTGCATATATATACTAAGATTGCCATTCCTGAGGGTGATGAACAGAGCAAGAAGAAACTATTATATCTGGCTAACTTTCGCCATAAGTTCTCATTTGTCTATATAGCCTGTATGAACGCCGCTGAGCGTCTTGGTTTTACTAAAGCAGACCTGAACCGATGGATGGACTTGTCCATGTTCCGTCCTCAACAGGGTGCGTTCATTGGTTATGACCCCAATGTGATGATTAACATCAACTTCTTTGAGGACTTCATCTATTTCAGCTTTGATAATGTGGAAGATATCGGCCATCCCGAGATCGACTGGGTGACATATCCTGAGCTGAAGGAAGCATTTGCGCGCTGGGAATGGTTTGAGGACTCGGAGGATAACACCGTATCTGCAACACTGTTGAACGATAAGTCAGAGGCGGGCCCGGATGGCAAGAACCATGACAAGGTGCACTACAAACACAATGAACGCTGGCGTATTGCAAATACCCTGGTGAATATCTTTGCAGAACGTGATGGTGATGGCAATATCAAGAATGTGGCACTGCCTATTAAGTACATGCGTTCTATTGTGTCCAATAAGGTACCCGACAAAGAGATTATCGCAGACTGTCAGACCGCGGCTCGTCATGGTAAGCCCATTGATACCTGGGCTGTGGGTCGACTGAACTCTGTGCATGGATTTAATATAAAGATTCAGAGCAATGCACCCGAGGTGGGTGTTGAAGAGATTATGGGCGCGATGGAACGTATCGAAAACCCGAATCAGATCCGCCCTTCTTCTGATTATCACGAGTTCCATATCAGTAAAAGCCAGTACTTGTCTGACATTTTACCGCAGTTAATAGATAAATGTGGACTGATTACACTCATTGAGGCTGGCCCGGGTCTGGGTAAGACTGAAATGGTGAAGAAACTGGTAGCAGATGGCAAGAAGGTTATGATGATTCTTCCGTTCACATCTATCATCAAGTCCAAAGTAGAGACTCAGGAGGGTTGGTATTATGCGTATGGCTCACGTAAGCCGAAGTTGGATGTACAGAACGGTTTGGCGCTGACGATTGACAAGTTCTCACGCCTCACTCCGATGGACATTGCAGCGGCTGGATTTGATTATATATTCTTGGACGAGTCACACTTGCTGTTCATGTCCGAATATCGCCCCGTGATGCCAAAGGTTATTGACATGATCCGTAACACACAGGTGCCTATCGTGCTTATGTCAGGAACTCCGACAGGTGAGCTCGTGTTCTTTCAGGACATTGTGCACTTGCATGTTATAAAGGAAGAGACTCGCCGTAAGGAGATTCAAATTAACTTGGTTGACTCCACGAACACCCTGTTCTTCCATATGTGCAAGGCGATGGCTGCAGATATTGCGAAGGGTAAACGAATCCTGTTCCCTTCTAACGAGGGTACACTCTATTCAAAACGAGTACAGGCAGGCATTCAGTACTTCTTGCAACTCGACCATGCCATCATGGACCCCGTGGATCTGCAGTATTATAAGAAGTCCAACCTTGGTGATGAGTTTATGGACCAGGTGAACTTTAATAAGACTATCGAGGATACGCAGGTGGTGATGTGCACCACATATATGGGTTGTGGTGTGGACATCGAGGACAAGTATGATTTTCAGATCTACTTTGGAGACTTATGTACGGCTGCTGAGTGTGATCAATGGTGCAACCGATTGAGAAACAATGACTTATACGTCAAGATGTTTGTAGCGAAGAATGATGCGGATGGCAATTCACGTAACATTCATCAGTTCCGACCCATGAACTTCCAACTGGACGACGACGAGATCCGCACCGTACACTCCATCCTCCGTATGTGTAACGCAATGATTGAACGTAACCCTATTGAGTACAAGTACAACTCTGTGGTACAATCAATTATCTCTGACAACCGTTACATTATGTATGACGAGATCGCTTGCAAATACTATATAAATGAAATTGCCTTCAAGACAGTGACGTTTGAGCGTAAGTATCGTGACTATGCACAACAGTTGCCAGTGTTCATGAAGGGTATGAAGTGTTATGGTTACACTGTATCGGTCACTGACCTGGGGGCCTTTGCAGTGACTGGTCCGGAGGTCTTCAGAGATGTCAAGAACTTGGTAAAACTCGCATCTGATGATCAGTCTAACCTCAACACACAGCACATTGAAGAACTGCTTGACCTGTTCACCGACACTCGTATGGAGATATATAAAGAAGTGATGTCCGGACTGTATGAGATTCGCAAGGGTGCTGATTGGCACGAAGATGAGGATAAAAAGATCATGACTGTCAAGAACGTGGAGGTGTTTGAAAAAGTAGTACCCATCTTCATCTCTATGTCGAAACGATTTGATATCCCAGTCATCAAAGATATTTTTGAGTACTGCCGCACACCTCAGGGTCGTTATAATTTTGCAGCAATCGGCCGTATCCGCACACTCATCAACTTGGTGGAATCTGATGAGGCAAAGAACCTGGATGTTCCTATAAAGAAGTTTATGGAGGATGCATGGGCCTTTGCGGACAAGGTCAAGACTGATAAGAAGGAGTTTGAAGCCTGGATCATCCAACACGTCAATGAATATGCACTGTCGGAATCTACCCCGGACATCAAGATTCTCATGGCAGAGGGCGCACTCAAACGACTTAACAATGTGCTGACCCGCTTGTTCAAGTGTTTGGTAAAGTGCTCACGCCCCAACAAGGCCGGTGAGTTTGAGATGGAGCGCATAGAACTGTTGTGGGAGAAGCGCAAGCTGTTCTCTGATGCGCGCGACATGAACATTGTGACCCTGGAAGACTTTTTGGAGGCATGTGCACATGTGAAGGTCCGTGAGGTTCATGTAACGATGGAGGATGCAGAAGGCAATCCTGTAGATAAGGTAACTGAAGTAGCAGATAGACCACTGGAACGAACCAGTGAAGTTGCTCAGACAAACATAAAACCCAAACTCCTCAATGAGGATGGTTCGAAGACTATTGACTCCATGTCGGACCAGGAACTGTTTGATCAGTTTGGGATGGAGGGATGTGAAGCCCTTCCTTTCTGATTCATAGTATACATCTTTGGAAAGCCTGCTCGTGAGAGTGGGCTTTTTTATTTGCGACTCATTTTAATGCGATATATCGCGCGATCTTTCCAGTCCCTATAGAATTACATTGTTTGATGATTTGAAGCGATTAGAGCGCAAATAAATGCGCAAATTTTTGATTCTAACACTAAATATACAGCCCACCTTTGTTATATATCTCTGAAGGTGCACTAAAGCACCAAATAACGAATGAATTTTACAGAAACTTATAAAGCCGCTGGTATGTCTGATGAGCAGATAGTAATGCTCCGATGCATCATGAACTCACTTAATCCAGATTTATATGATGATTTGGGTCGCAAAGGTCGATTGTTGACCATGTGCGACGTCAAAGATAAAAGTATATATGATGTTATAAAGTCAAAGTATCAAAAAGCATATGACTCAGTGCTGCAACTGCTTGCTGAGTTCAGACAGCCCAATGGCACAACCGCGATTGGTCCCGGTGAGGCTCTAATGGTGATGTTTATGGACGGAGCTCGATTTGCGGGCCACCGTGAAGATTCAGACATAGTCATTGGTGACAAACATGTAGAGCTCAAAGGTCAGATGTGCCGCATTGCAGGTCAAAAGTTCCGTTATGATTCTCAAAAGGCTTATGACTACACTAAGCAATTTGCCTGGAGATTCTATCAAACACATCTGACTAACCAACGTCCAAACCAATCCATCCAGGGTATGTGTGAGATGACAGAACTGCTGGTGGATGGTGATCTGGAAACGGCACAGGACTATCTATTTGGGATTGCTGGAATAATTTGGCCCGAGGCTCCGGTTGATGCCAAAGAGCACTGGGTGCGTAATACCTATCAACGCCTGCTGGCTACTCCCCGCGAAGAGATAGTGTCTGATCCACGAATGGTTGGTCGTGGTAAGAAACGTCATTTTGACCCCGACCACACTCGCATCAAGAAGATCGTTACATCTAAGTCCGTTGCACCTGTATACATTCAGTGCCAGGGTGAACTGTGCTTTGCACGCTATGCTTGCGAGGAAGGTTTTGATTACTTGGCAACCTTTGACAAAGCGACTGGACAGGTGCGTTTTATTGACACCGATGGGTTGACCTTGTTTAACGTTCAGGAGGTACTGGCTGGTCACATAGAGTTCACACGAGGCATTGGAATTGGCAATCAAGACAATGGTCCTCAAGCAAAAATTCTTTGAGATTTTGCTAAAGAACCAGCAGAGGTTGGTTATATTTAATCATTAAAGAAAGAAATGTTATTTACTTTACATATAAAAAGCCCGTGAGGGTGTAATAGTTACGATTCGAATTATTTGTTTTATGTAAGCGCTATAGCTTAACACACTATAGTAGTTCACTGAGAAGATCGGCTCGTGAGAGTCGGTCTTTTTTTATGATATATATAAATTTCATAACAATAGATATGATTTCTCTAAGTGAGTCACTGTTCTGTAG